CGAAAGTGAAATAAAATCTATCTACATGGAAGCTATATTTCCAACCACCACAATCCAACCCACAACCACCATGGCGCCAACGACAACAATCAAACCAACCACTACCATGATTCCCACAACAACAATCCAACCAACCACTACCATGATTCCCACAACAACAATCAAACCCACAACCACCATGATTCCAACAACAACAATCAAACCCACAACAACCATGGTACCAACGACAACAATCAAACCCACAACAACCATGGTGCCAACGACAACAATCAAACCCACAACAACCATGGTACCAACGACAACAATCAAACCCACAACAACCATGGTGCCAACGACAACAATCAAGCCAACAACCACTATAATTCCAACCACAACAATCAAACCAACGACGACATTAACCCCTATTTATACTACTACGACAGAACCATCTGTAAATTACCCACCCTCGGCATTGACAGCCAACACTACAATTGTTTCAAATCAATCTTATGGGAATGGTTCCTATATCGCTTCTTTATCGGGGGTTGCCAAATATCCACCAATCGCATTGACATCTAATAGTAATATCGTCAGTGGTCAAGAGTATGGGAATGATACTTATACTGTTAATAATGTGAATCCTTTTAATGATAATCTAACAAATACTGGTGTCAGTTATTTAAGCACGTATAGCACTACCACAGGTGTATTGGACCCTCAATCTCCAGCAGATAAAATCAGCACCAATGAGGGAGACATTTACGCCAAATTTATTGGATTTGGAATGACGACCGCAAGAAAATTAAGATGGACACGAGTATATTTTTATCCCACATGGAGTACTTCTGCCAAAACTTATTATATATTAGGATCAAATGATAGTGGCAGCACGAATTATATCCTTGGTAGGGTCCTAAATAATTCGAGTGAAGGATGGGTTTATACACAGATAAATTCTGATACAGAATACAATTATTACCGATTGGCTGTCACAAATGTCCAGACAGGAAAAAATCATTGTAATATTACAGAATGGGAACTTTATTGCGAGACATCTACTCTACAAAATAATGCGTATAGTGCTTTCAAGAATGATACATCATCATATATAGTGTTTGGGACAGGTTATGATACAAGCAATAACGGGACCTATTTTGGTCTTACGACAACGACAGATGTTGGAGGTGTTGTTTATTATGGAGAATGGATCCAACTACAATTGGTGAATCCAATCCAATTAACTCAATTGTCATTATTTATAAAGTATGGAAATTCCGCACCTTGTGACTTTTATATAATGGGGTCTTTTGATGCTATCGACTGGACCTTGTTGAAAACAATAACAAATGCTGCCTACATTTCAAACGTATTCACCACGTATCTGACTTCACAAGTATGTTACAGTTATGTGAGATTGGTAATTAACAAGATAGGAATTAATTCACAGACCTATTGGTTGGGATCTCTGACAGAAATCAAAGTATATGGGAAAAAACCTTCTTTTGAGAATTTCCTCCTCCTTTATGGCAGCGACTCCCAAACAAACCAGTTGGCTACTGTTAATCAGGTATCCAATTCAAGTAGTAGAACCCAATGGATTTCTCAAATCACAAATTATCCAACTGCGATTTCTACATCCGATGTTGTCGTCATGACAAACGAACCAACTATCCCTACAACCGCATCGTCATCTCTTACGACATTAACCTGTAATTTCCAGGTTCTTAATGGCACGTACACGATCAGTATTCGGTATGAGGCACCCAGTGGCAATGCCGATTCGTGCTACTACAATCTTGATAATAGTGCTTTTGTTTACAGTGGAAATCTCACAGCATCAAGCTCTCCCCAGACATCGGTTCTCTATAACGGTGTATCATTGACAAAGGGGCAACACCAGTTCCAGATAAAAGGAAGAGAACCTGTTGGATTAATCGAACTGACGATCAAAAGGAACGAAGGGTATTTCAATGATATCGCGGTTCCAATTGTCAACTTGTTATTGTACACAGATAAAATTTATGGGAGCCAGGAATTGACAACAACGACATTGATCCCAATGTATACCACTACTTTGATGCCCACAACGACCATAATTCCCACCACAACAATCAAACCCACAACGACCATAATTCCCACCACAACAATCAAACCCACAACGACTATGGTTCCCACCACAACAATCAAACCCACAACGACTATGGTGCCCACCACCACAATCAAACCCACAACGACCATGGTTCCCACCACCACAATCAAACCCACAACGACCATGGTGCCCACCACCACAATCAAACCCACAACGACCATGGTTCCCACCACCACAATCAAACCCACAACGACCATGGTTCCCACCACCACAATCAAACCCACAACGACTATGGTGCCCACCACCACAATTGCCCCTATTGTCTCCCAGATTTATCCTCCGATCGCCTTGTCTGCTGACACAACTATCCTTTCAACCGCCGATTATGGCAATGGCACCTATATTGTTTCCACCAGTGGAAAAACCAATAGGAGTGCTTATTATGTTTTTGATAAGGACAAAACCGACAGCACAACCGATAATTCTGTTTCTTTCAATACTAAAATCAACCAGTACGAGGACTGTCTTGATTCTAACAAGGTTGCGATTGCCAATTGTGGATACTACTTGGGAACTAATTATACGACCGACGCAACCACCGGAACAAACTATTATGGCGACTGGATCCAGATCCAACTCCCCGATTCTATCTGTCTTTCCAAGATGGTATTGAACAGGAGGTGGTGGGGATCCCAACCCCGCGATTGCCAGATCTTTGGGTCATCAGATGGCACCATTTGGTACGCCATTGGGTCGGCCACAAACCTGTCCTACCCAAGCAACAACGAGAGCACTGTGTACACCAGTGTGGTGCAGTACTACAACTACTTTCGGTTGGCGGTTAATCGGGTGGCAATCGACAACTACAGCGGAAACGTGAGTGCTGTGGCGCTAAGGGAGCTTGAATTGTGGGGGTATCTTCCCAGTTTCAGTGGGTACTTATTTTTGTACGGAAGTGATTCGGACACAACAAAATTAAGCACTGTCAGTCAAATCACAATTAACAGCACATCGAAAACACAATGGGAAACACAAATGACTTCTTATCCTAGTTCCATAACACCACCAGATGTCGCAGTCATTATGGACAACATCTCCGGTGTTTTGACATTTAAATTCCAGGTTCCCGATGGAACATACAACATTAATGCAAGGTGCTTGGTACCAGGTGGAAATAGTGATTCATTTTTAGTCCAAGTAGATACCTATAATGAAACAATTTTTTCACCTGTTCGCTTAACGTCTATATCGACAACTTCGGTGTTTATTACGGTTTCTGGTATAAATAATATCAATATACCATTTACAAAGGGAGAACACCAGGTTCAATTCAAGTACAGAGAACCTACTGGGCTTGTCGGTATTACCATTACACGACTGGAAGGACAATTTACAGATGTCGTTATTCCAGCCATAAACACATTGTTGTACCCAGATAAAATTTATGGAACACAAGAATTATCAGCATATACCACTACACTAACTCCCACCACCACAATCAAACCTACCACTACCATTGTTCCAACTACCACAATCAAACCAACGACTACCATGATACCAACCACCACACTGGCACCCACTACTTTGCCACCCAATGTTGTCAGGTTCCCTCCATCTGTCATGACATCATCCTCTCAGGTCGTCTCTGGTATGACCTATGGCAATGGGACTTACGATTGCTCATCCTCAAACGGAATGACGTGGTCTAATCTTTACAAGCTTTTTGATGGCATTACGACCGCTTCTATTTTCTTTGGCGCCAACTCGTATAGCACCAGCAATGGGGAATACGTTGGCACCACATCCACCACCGATACTCTTGGAAATTCTTACAGCGGGAACTGGGTCCAAATTAAGTTGCCCAATCCTATTTCCCTATACATTGTTTACATGTATTGCTACTATACATCAAGCAGCCCGCGTGATATCATCATCCTTGCGAGCAATAACGCAACCGAATGGAACAAAGTTTTTTCTGGGACCAACCTCAATTACGAAAATACAAAGGCTTCCATTTATATAGGTTCCAGTGTGGCATACATCTACTACCGATTTGTAGTACAAAGTGTGGGGTACTACTCTTATTCGGATCATTTTTCATTGAGCGAACTGATGATGTATGGCACTGAATATATGACTACCTCAATCGCCCCAACCACCACAATCAAACCTTCCTTTCCATTCCCCCCAACCTCTCTCACCTCCAATTATACATACATCACGGGGCAAATGTACGGGAATGGTTCCTATTTTGTCTCGACTAGTTCCAATTCTTCTACTGCGTACTATGCCTTTAGTAGTAATACCGCTGTTTATTCGGCATTGGGTTCTGGGTATAACACAAACGGCACGTACGGTGGGACCACCACCACCCTATCAACAAATAATACAAGTTATTCTGGAGAATGGATCCAGATTGAGTTCCCAAGCGCCATTTCTGTATCAACATATACAATCGTCGCCAAATACGATCAGTCAAAACCACTCTACATCGCATTATTAGGATCCAACGACAATAATTCGTGGGTGCTTGTGTATGAGAATACAAGTGCTCTCCCATATTCAAACCTGACAACAACCATCAACATAAACAGTAATCAAATGTATTATACATACAGATTGGTAGTGGAAAGACTAGGAAATGAAAACACGACAAATAACTACGCAACAAGCGTCATATCAAAAATAACAATTACAGGAGAAAGCTCACAGACGATGACATTCTCACCGTCAAGAATGACAACCACAATCGCACCCACAACGACCATGGTGCCAACCACCACAATCAAACCAACGACAACAATCGCTCCCACCACAACAATTCAACCTACGACTACATCAAAACCGTCTTACAAATACCCACCATCAGATTTTACTTCTTCTTCTTCCACTATTTCCGATCAAACATACGGAAACGGTGCTTACACAGTGTCTGTGAGTGGTCCTGGTGGCTCTACAAATCCATGGATGGCATTTTCCAGCAGCAACACAGATATGATCACTTTTGGAAATGCGTATAATAGTGATGGTACAGGAGCGTATCTGGGTTCTATTTCTACCACAGACATAAATGGGAATGTTTACAATGGCGCATATATACAGATTATACTGCCTGTGAGCATTATTCTGAATATTTTGAATTTTACAAGGAGATGGGATGCGAATAGACCCAGAGACTATGTTGTATTGGGGAGCACTGATGGATTAATGTGGAACCTATTAAGCAGTGCGACCGCTTCCTACACTACCAGTGGTGAATGGTTGGTGTTGAATTCAAATGTAAACTATTACAATTACTATCGTGTAGTGGTAAAAAGTATTGGGTATTCTGGGTACTCCAGCACTACGGCGGGTGTTTTAAATATGGCATTGTATACATACAGCAGTTCTATACCCACAACTACCATGGTCCCCACCACTACAATCAAACCCACCACAACTTTGGTTCCCACCACAACAATCAAACCCACAACGACAATGGTCCCCGCAACAATCACATGGTTCAAGTTTGACAAGGACGACCTCACTGGGACCTCTGTGAAAAACTATGGCACACTTGGGGATGGGACGATTGCCCCTACAGGTGCGACAATCAGCACCACCGAGTTCAGGGTGGGAACCGGGTCGCTCCAGCTGGTGTCTTCCTACATGGCAATCCCCGACCCCACATTCACGACAAATGGGCTCACCATCACATCCTGGTTCAACTATGCCCCCAACACCACCAAATGGGTGAGGTTGTTTGAATACGGGAATGGTCCCAATTCGGATAATTTTGGGTATTGCCCCAATTATGGATTGTTCCTGCTCCAGGGCACACAAAGGATAACCAGCATACAGGGGGTCGGCAATGGCTATGCGGACAACACGTGGCACCATATCGCCATAACAATGACCTACGCCGATGTGGGGAGCGCGACAAGTGCCACAAAGATATACATAGATGGAAAAGAAATATACAGCACCACCACAGGGTACTACCCAGCAATCACACCAAGGACCCAGTGCTACATTGGGAAGAGCAACTGGAGCACCGACATAGACGCGACGGGGTATGTGGATGACTTCCGGGTATATAATTATCTAATAAGTGAAAGTGAGATAAAATCTATCTACATGGAAGGGCTCATTGCCAGCCCTGAAAATATAACAATCTGGTTGGATGCGTCTTCTACTGACAACTGGACGTCGGGCACATGGAAGAACTTTGCGGAAGGCAAATTGAGCGACGCAACCACTTATTCTGGCACGTGGTCCGCCTCCAGTATCGTGAGTAATTCAATTAATGGCTTGCCTGCTTTGTATTTTAATGGCACCAATTCTCTTTCCACAACCGATCCAGCTGGCACCTACACATCAGGCGCCACTATTTTCGTGGTGTTCAAACCAACAGCAACCGATACAAAGAGGACACTCGTATCAAGAATGAGTTCTACATCCATTCCACAACCTTTTAGTGTCGTTAATAATACACGCCTATTTGGGGATGGGATTACAACATCAACTTTTTATTCACCTTTGGACATTGGTATCCTTAAAAATCAATCCAGTTTTATATTCGCATATCGGGTGAATGTGTCCAGTTTAAATGTTATACAAGTATCCGAATGGTTGAATGGTTCTCCTCAATATTACGACATGAAATTATCAGCGATATACAGCGACACCCAAACGATTGTTTCCATTGGATCGGGAAGTTCCACCACATCATTCACAGGTTATATTGGAGAGGTTATTGTTTGTAAAACATCGATCAGCGATAGTGAAATAACAGCAATCACAAAATATCTCTCATCAAAATGGAGTATTTCCATATCACCATCTTCCTCATACCTAAAGGCACGATATGTCAGCATTGAAAGGGTGGCGAGTGAATACATCAATCTTTCGGAAATCCAGATATTTGACAAGAATGGGTCTTATCTTACTCCCACGACTTCTACTGCGACAAGCACTTATGGCAACAATATTACCACGTATGGTTCTCAGAATCTGTATGATCGTGATTATAATACAATTTACCATTCGGCTTCAAGAAATGCCACAGACAAGGTCATCTTGGACCTCGGCACGGAATATGAGATTGGAAAAGTCATAGTGTTCAATCGGGATGATATTGCTTGGGAGCGCCTGATTGGGGCTGCTTTGAGAATGTACAATGGTGCTGGTAAGTATATCTACATGGGCCCAACCATTACCACATCCAGTGCTGTTTACGAATTCACATTCGCAGAGTTTACTAAAAATATATCAATATGGCTGGATTCTTCTTATTCTTCCAATTGGACTGGAACAACGTGGTCTAATCTGTCTTGTAATAAAGCCAGTGATGCCACGAATGTGTACGGAACATGGACGTCCGCAAGTCTTGTCAGCAATATTATCAATGGGAATCCAGCAATGTATTTCAGTAAGAATGCTCTTGGAACAACCGATCCAGCAGGAACCTACAGTTCTGGGTTGACCTTGTTTGTGGTTTTCCGGTGCACCGCATCAAACACCTACCAGACCCTCGTGTCCCGAACATCATCGGGGACATACCCATCACCGTTTGATATGTACAATACCACTCGTAATATTGGAAATGGCACAAATTTGACTTCCTATACTTCACAATACAACCTCAATACAATTACGACTTCTGCGAACTTGTTTGTCTTCCGAATAGAGAGCACTTCCACGGGGGCAAATGCCACAGAACTATTGAATGGTGTCTACCAGTACCTGAACACCAAAAGCAGTTATTATGGGGACACGGTGAGCGAAGTCATCATTGGATCAAGGAGACCTACTGGTACGACTTTCTTTACTGGATATATTGGAGAAATCATCATGTACAAGACACCGCTCAGTTATACTGAAATGTCATCGGTGAATACGTATTTATCAACAAAATGGGGCCTGACCCTGAATAGCATCCCATTGACGAACCTCAAAATCTGGTTGGATGCGTCCACATTGACCAGTGGTAGTTTGACAACATGGACAAACATGGCAACAAATAAATCAAGCGATGCGACGATCGTTTCTGGAACATTTACCGTGGAAAGTAATGTTATCAATGGACTGCCCGCATTGAAATTTGGCAATACAAGCATCTTAAAGATAACGGATGCTGTCAACACATACAGCACAGGGATCACAATGTTTGTTGTGTTCCGCCCAAGTGGCACAGATACATACAGGACACTCCTTTCAAGGACTTATACAAACTCTTACCCGTCGCCCTTTGATATGTATAATACTTCAAGGGCTGTTGGAAACGCGTCTGTCTATGCTTCTATGACTTCCCCTTTTAATCTGAATGATGCTGCCAATCTTAATAAGAATTTTGTTTTTACACTCCGGCTAAGGTATGTCGCTACAGAAGGAAGAACGTACATTACAGAATGGAAAAATGGTACGACCGTCCTGAATTCGTCGGGGCTGTCAACATCCAATTTCAAGTATGGGGACAATGTGAGTGTTTTATATATTGGCGGGAGACAAGGTGGGGGCACAACATACACGGGTTATATGGGAGAAGTCATTACATACAGCACGTCATTATCAGATAATGAGGTGGTTTCAGTAAATGGGTATTTGATGGAAAAATGGGGGATTTCGTAAATTTTTTCGTGATTTTTTATATGAAAAATATTCATCATATAAAAAATTTCTTTATAAACAAAATGAAACAATACCAAAATTTTTATGTGCCGTTTTGCCTTTTTGTGTTTCTTGTCATTTTGTTGTTCGCCTTTACAAAAAGAAAATTCAATACTAACGTTTGTCCGTGTCATCGATTCAAGCAGGATGCTTTTCAAGGGCTGGTCCGCCAGACGGCAAGGTGGGCGATTGCGTCCCAACAGGACACATCCCCAATGATTGCCCTCCTCCACGCAAATTATGCGGCTGGATACCTCCAGGCCCTGGAGCTGATTGCCACAGAAGATGAAATCAACCAATTCTACAACCTACAGAAACTCCGGTTGAAAGTGTACGGCACACAGGACAAGGCAGCCAAAAAGGTGATTACAACTTGTCCAAATTATATAGGACCAGATATTGATAAGGAACTTGCCTTGATTGGCATCAAGACAAAATAAGAAATAGTTCATCATTCTCACTTTCCTTTTTTCTTGCCCTGTTTTTTGGATTTGGTGTAGAATACACCACCGATAACAACAATAACAAAAAATCCGACGGCAATCCCTATCCCAACTTTGGCCATAGTGGAGAGCCCTTTTGGTCTTGGGGCCATTGTGGTTGTCGTATTTGGTCCAGAAGTGGTTGTCGTATTTGGTCCAGAAGTGATTGTCGTATTTGGTCCAGAAGTGGTTGTTGTCTCATCGGGTTCTGGTGTCATGAGTTCAGTGGATACATCAGTATCTTCATACGACGACGATGGAACCACAAGGTTTTGTAAATCAATATCATCATATTTTTCAATGATTTGAATATCTGTTGTGGTTGATGGTTGTGTGATTGAAATTTTTTTAGGATTAAACAAGGTCTTTGGTAGGTTATTGATTTTTATGATCTGTTGTAGGACAGCGATATTGTGTTGGACATATTTTGTTTCGTTTAATATTAAAAATCCAAGAATGAACCTGAAAATCGAATTATAAAGTTGTATGAATTTTTCACTTGTATTGAAATCTGAAATATCTGGGTAAGTTATCGAAAAAACAACTAATTCTGGAGTTTCAATTTCAGGTGGAAGTGTATTTTGTGTATTTACTTGGTGATTATCGGTTTCAGTGGGTGGTCCAAATTGTAATTCTGGTGGGAATGTGTTGCCATCAGGAATCAACATATTAGACACAATTTTCCAACCAGGAGGGATTGTTTCGCCAGGTGGCATAGTTTCCATAAGTGGAATAAAATCACCTGGAGGGAATGTCATATCCGGCTCCAATGTCCAACCCGGGGGGAATGGAATTTTGAATTTTTTATCATCATATTCGTTTTCTTGTTTTTTGATGTATTTATTTTCAATGTCTTCCATAACGCTTCTTTGGATTTTTTGGGAAGGAATAAATTTTATAAACCTGAATTTTGGATTGTATTCGGGTAAATAGGTGCTTGTATCTGGGTATAGGGGTGTCATGTAATATTTTACATCGTTGCTGCGCACACACGAAGGATTGTTGCACTGGATATTGTCGATGGATGTCGTGAAATCAATACATTTATCGGTCATGCACCCGGAAGGTTGGCATGACACACACTCACAACCATCACCTTCGCATTGGGGTAAAGAAACCGCTTCTACACCATCGTTGATTGAAAAAAATCTTCCTGTTTTCTTCATAATGACTGAAAGATCGGTTGGGAACTTTGTCCCTGCTGGGAGTGTGAAGATGACAGGTTCTTTCCCTTTCTGGAATCGTTGGTCGTTTGTGCCCATCGCGATATAAAATCGAGCCCTTTTTGTGGGGTGAAGGGTTGTCATTTATTATTTTATTTTTTTTTTACACAAATAATGGTTCTTTATAAACAAAAAAAAAAGATTTAAAGACATACATAGAAAAGCACAAAATGAATGTAAACGTCAAAGAATTAGATCTTAATATGCTGCCACCTAATCCGGGGAATGTCAATGATAAATCCACAGCGGGCTACAAGGTGGTGCTATGTGGTCGAAGCGGCAGTGGAAAATCCACTATAATCAAATCGTTATTATACGAGAAAAGTCATTTGTTTCCATGTGGGATGGTCATGTCAGGAACAGAAGACACAAATGGGTTTTATGGTAAATTTATGCCATCGACATTTATTTACAATAAACTGGATAATGATAAGGTGAAACAATTTTTTATCCGTCAGAAAGTCGCGAAAAAACATTTAAACAATCCGTGGGCGGTTCTTCTTCTTGATGATGTGATGGATAATCCCAAAATGTTCAATAATCCGTTGTGGAGTGGGATCCTCAAGATGGGACGCCATTATTCCATGTGGCTCATTATAGCCAGTCAGTATATGCTGGAACTAAATCCAGCATTGCGGAGCAATCTTGATGGTGTATTTATCTTGAGAGAACCCAGTTTGAGGAACAGAAAACTGTTGTATGAAAATTTCGGAAGTGTCATCCCCGATTTTAGTTTATTTAACCAATTAATGGATGTTTTGACAGAGGACTATTGTGCTTTATATATCCACAACCGCTCCATGAGCAACGATTGGCGTGATTGTGTCTTTTGGTATAAAGCCAAAACCAATATACCATCTGACTGGAAATTTGGGGCGAAGGACTTCTGGAAATTCCATAAGCAGAGGTATGACCGAGATTATAAGGAGCCACTTTTTATTTAATTGGAGTCGATCGTCCTGTGATACAGATTTTAAAACCAGCTGTGGATTTATTGTGGACATTCCCTGGATTGGGTGGCAACATGTTCAGGTCCAGTTCTTTGATCTCCACATTCATTTTTGTTTTAGAAAAATATTGTTTTAAATATGTTTTAAAAAAGAAAAGAATGAAGAAATATTCCAATTCATTTTTTAAAAATATTTTTTATTTAAAATATTCGTGTTTGATGATTGTTCTTTTTATTTCGGGATTGATTTTGTTTTTTAACATAAAAAGGATGACTTTTGACAATATGGCACCAATTCAAAAAAGAACAAAAAAGAATGTGATTCCAATGATATTGACGTATGACGAGGTGATCCAAAAGTATTCTTAAGAATCATTGTAAGAGAACAATCCATTCCTGAGTAATAACTCTTTTCCAGAGTGGATGCCAATCTTGTCTTGTGTGTAGGCGTCAATAAAATATTTGCTGCTTGTAATACAGTTTAGGAGTTCCACAATATAGGATACGGGGTTCTGGCAGTGCTCTTCGAATACTTTGGGTCTTCTTGTTTTCAATGCGTGAGAAACCACCGAAAGTGCTTGACAATTTTCTTTCGAATTATTGGAGGGTTTCCCATTGATGTGGTCGTAATCGATTGGGAGGACGTCATCCAGGAGACGGAAATCAAATTCACAATCACGGCATTCTTGTTGTTTGATGACTTCCAATTTGGTTTCCATGGAAAAGTTTTTTCGGCGTTCAATGTTTGTTTGTTGTTTTCCAGTAATGACTGGTTCGGTCAAGACAAATGGTGAAGAACAAACCTTTTCTGGAACAATTTCTTCTTTGACATGGGTTATGATCTTTTCTTTTTTTTCGGTGATTGGTGGATCATCCAGACAAAAATAATCCTCTTCTTCTTTTTCTTTGCTGATAATCCTGTCCAGTTTATTCTTTTCAAACTTGATCAATTCTTTTTCGTGTTGTTTTTGGATATATTCAAGGGCGTATTTCATGCTCCCATTCGACATGTGCCCATTATTGATCTTGTTGAACTGCACCCCCAGTATATTGTTCAGGGATTTATTATCATAAAAAATCTCGTGTTTGATGTGCGAAACCGCTGGATCCGATCTCGGTATCCTGTACGATGTGTTCTTGACAAGGACCCGATGATTCCGTATGACATCGACATTCCCATAGGACATGGGCAGTGCCGATTCTTGTTCGTAGTACGTGCCACTCCTGAACAGCATTGTCGCATGGATCTTGTCTTTCCAGGGTGCCACCTGGATCGGTTTCAGGATGTGATTCCCATTTTTGCGCTTTTCAACAAATTCAATCTGTTCCCAGTATGGAAAATCTCGTTGGATAAAAACCATGAATGTCCGGTGTTCCTTGACAATGTGGACCTTGCTTTCGAGTGTGAATGAGGCGTGATCGAAAAAATAAATCATGGAGGGTGATTGGATCTGGTGTGAGAGTTCGTAGGAAACTGTGGGGGATTTTACAATCAATGAAACATTGGGGTTTTCACGCAGGAAATATTTATAAGACCAGGACAGTTGTTCAAAGAGGTTCTCAAGGATGTTATCGTTCTGCTGTTGTTGGATGAAATCGTGGCGGATATTCTCCAGGATAATTGTGGATCCAGTAGGAAAAGGGTGATAGTTCTTTAGGAATTCTTTATTGATCTTTAGGATCTTGGGGGTCCATGTATTCTCGGTCGCCATCTCGTGCCAGTCCGCAATGGCCTGGAGGTGCTCCTTTCCATTCTTGATGGTCAGGATTGTTAATTTATCGGCAATATTGACAGATGCCGATTTTAAACCTGTCCCAAATTCACCAATCTCTTTTTTACCCCTCTTTCTTTCAAACGTCCAAGAAAAGATGCCCTTCACATCCTGGATCCCAGAAATCGAATCGTCTGAAATCAGTATCTTGTTGATCCATTGTTGGCCGTCTTCACAATATTCACGGATATCAATGACAACCCTGGTCGCCCCAGCATCCAGAGAATTATCAACAAATTCATTCACCACAGAATAAACATCATAATTGCTGGCCCTTGCTTTTTTTATTTCTCCTTTCAATGTTGGCACACAATCCATATTTTCAAAAGAACAAATCAAATGGTTAAATCTTTTTTTAAATCAAAAATATTTTCTGGAATAAAGAATGGGAAGAAATACAGCAAGACGAGCTGTGCTGCTGAATAAAGGTGATAAATCAAAGTATATTAATAAAGAGGATTTCAAAGAATTCCTAAAGGAATTTTTGAAAGCGTCGAAAGAACAGATTGCGTCTCCTCCTACGGCGTTTGAGAAAGCCCTTATTCTGGCAAAACCAACCGAAGAAAAAAAGAGATACAGTCCAGCCAAGAAAGTTATTCTGCCAGAATTATTGGCTAAAACCACCACTCCAAAAAAGAAGAAAACTTCACCAAAGAAAACTTTACCAAAGAAAACTTCACCAAAGAAAACTTCACCAAAGAAAACTTCAAAAAAATGAATTCTTTTTTTTTAAACACGTCTTTAAACCATAATGTCATATTATTATGTAAAGGAAGTTTTTAAAGATCCAACAATGTACTGTTTATTGAGAAAAATACAAGAATACCACGATGAAACTGGGGAACCCATTTATTTATCTGTCCGTTTGAAATTCCCTTTTCGTTGCCCACAAGAATCACAATTCTTGAATAATATGAAAACCTATTTAAAGACACACCATCTGGCACTTGTGAAGAAATACTTGTCTGTGGATACATACAAGACAGCCCAGAAAACACACATAAGACACCAGTACTACCAAACCAAACTTGAATCTGTGTTTATTGAGAATGCGATCCAACAGATCCAGGAATACGATCCATTTTATCTTACAATGGACGATATCCACGAGGGAGATTCGATGCTGACAAATCTAGAATTCAAGAATATTTATTATAAAGAAAAAATGACGCCTTGAATGATGAAATTTTATTTCTTTCTTTAAGAAATAAAATGAACTATCAAAGGTTGGAAGTTTCATTACCAAATGTTATTGAAAAATTTTCGCTACAGGGCGCGTTAAAAGGGGGGTATTACCAGTGTTCCGAGAGTGATCAATGTTATTGTATGTATTCTAGGTATGTGAGGTTGCCACGGGGTGGAGGGTGTCTTTCCCAGTGTATGTGTGATGATTGCAGGATCGAACAGAGTGGATTATGCGAGCAGGATTCAGGGCCCTCCGAAATTCCAGGTGTATAAAAACATTGATACGAAAAATGAAATATAAAACAAGAAATTTTAATAACATACACAAACCTTCCAACTAACAAAATTGAAATCTTTCCAACAGATAACAAGAACAATCAATTATCATGACCAAGAACGCAGGCGGAAAAGGACACCGAAAAACGAAAAACCAGAATGGTGGTTTGTTCCGGAGAGAAATCATATTCAAGGAATACGGACAGGAATACGCCCTTATCACCAAGATGCTGGGGAATGGGCATTGTGAATGCAAGTGTTATGATGATGTTGTCCGTCTTGGCAACATCAGGGGGAAATTGCGAAAACGGGTGTGGTTGTCGGTAGGGGATGTCGTGTTGTGTGGGTTGCGGGAGTACCAGGACGAAAAGGTTGACATTATCCACAAATATACTGCGGATGAGGTTGTCAATTTAAAAACAATGGGAGAAATCCCGTTTGATGAGGCAGACCAAGAAAATGATGAGCCAATCGTGGTTGAAGAAGAGGACGAACCCGTTAATATTGAAATGATTTAAAAACATCATAAAAAATTATTAGATAATAAAATCAATTATAAAAATTATAATTGATTATCTTTGGTAAAAGTTTTTTCAAATTATTATAAATCAACGCATTCACGTATAATGTCGCAGAAAAAAACAAAATAATAAAAATAATAATAAACAATTATGAAGTCAGCACAAAAAAAAATCCAATACTATTTTCCTATTATCGAAAAACAAAAACAACAAATTCAAAAACAAAAGAATCAGCAATATTCAACTGATGAACAACAATGTCATCAAATTGGATCTTGTCGGTATACTGCTCGAATGTCAAAAGATAAAATCCATCGTTATCAACTGACACGCACATGGGACAAAGAAAAGGGTCGAATTTTGTTTATTATGTGCAATCCATCGACAGCAGGAGCAACAAAAAATGATCCTACAATCAGGAAGATTACAAAATATGCAAAATCGTGGGGCTATGGTGGTGTCGATGTTGGTAATATATTTGCTTTTCGCAGCCCATACCCAAAAGACCTCAAGACTGCAACGGACCCAGAAGGAAAGAAAAACAGAAAATATGTGGAAAGGTTGATACAAAATGCCGAAAAAGTTGTATATGCGTGGGGGTGTGGTAAAACAGAACCACAATGGCTACGGGAACTCATGACAAAACATGAAAAAAGACCTTACTGTCTAAGTGTGCTGAGGAATGGAGAACCATGCCATCCATTAAAACGGGATTTGCCTGAGAATTCACAACTGATTCTATACAGATGACAAAGTAAATCAAATACCATACCCTAATAGGGTATGGTATTTTTTTGTTTTTTTTTCATTATATATTTTTTGTTTCTAAAAGTTGTGCCTAGCATTGTTTCCATTCTTCCGGACTTGATGGGCGACCCTCACTGTGTTCTCGGTTGCCAGGCGGAGACGCTGGGCTTCGGCGATTGCCCTATTGAACATGTGTTCGGGCCTATGTCCTTTCCTCTCGAGGCGATCATTCAGTTCGGCGTGCCACTTGTGGGCTCGTGCCAGGTCGCTGGCGGCCTTGCGATCCACGGGGCGCTTGTCGATGTGGTGGGGCATTTTGATTTGATTGAGAAAAATAATAAATCTGTGGAAAGATCAATTTTGAGTATTGTTGGTTAGTTTGATGCCTACAATTTCACGAGAAGCGTTCTACCAAAATCAATTTTATCATCGATGCTGATGTGTACCCATGTGTTTTTCACGAATGAAAATATATAAATAGGTTTTTATTAGGATTGTTTTCAATTCCATCGGGAAACATCCATGACCTTTTCACCCAAATAATCCTGGTCTGGGTCCGGTTCGGGTTCCGTTGGGCAGAGCGAATGGAGAGGATGGTTTGTCATATGGTAATAATCCTGGTACATGAGTAAAAGTGGCACATCCATTTCCTCCAGATATTTCCCGATATGATGGAGGCAACATTTTTGTTTTCCACGGGCCACAAAAGCGTCCTTGAATTGATCCACCCATTCTTTATCAATCACAAAGACAATGTCGGCATAAAGACGCGCAGTGGGGTAATGGACATCCTTATTCACCAGAATAATACCCTTATTGTTCCAGTGTGGCCAGTCCGTGATTTTTTTACGATACATGATATCGAAACGAAGCAAGACAAACCGATCATAATTATTTTTATTCTGGCTTATCCAATCAATCGCCACACTGGCATTTGTTTCTTGAGAATTATAACCTTCCACACAAACATAAACAGGAGAGAGTTTTTCCACCAATTCATCGAGGATGTTTGATGGATAGGTGATGAAAACAACATCGCAATCAATGGCATCAAAAATGGTTTTTTTCCAATTTGCGATATGATCAAGGGCCGATGTCCGCCCACGATGGGTCCGGAAATTCTCCCCCCGAAAGACAACACACGTGCGCATTTTTTTTATATAAAATAAGATTATTATAAGATGACTTTTATGATAATCAGTATTTTGGTCTTGATCAGAATAATGGATTAATGTTCCAGCCCAGAACCTCAAATAATTCTTGCATGATTGTGTCGTGAAAATATTTTCTGTCGATTGTTTTCAAGATATTAAAATCCTCTTTTTTACACGGATATTTCCATCGTTTGAGCAATTGGAAAAGCACATACTGGGTGTTGATAAAATTTTTTCTCTCATTGTTCCGGTATAGTTTATCATAAAGGGTAGTCAATTCATCGAAATCGTGGAGCAGGTTATTCTCAAGGTGGCTGATGTCGGGTGGTTGTTTCCCGGTCAATTGGTGGTGTATCAAGACAACATCCTCATAGTGTTTGGTGTGGTCGGTTTCTTTCAGGAACAGCATGACGTGTTCTTTGGTGATTTTATCAAAGGCAACCTCCTTGGGGATTTCTTCATAATTTTCTGGAATAAGGTGGTGGAGGCGGAATTGTTCTGTTAGATCCTTGTAAACCTGGGGGTCAATTGTAGCATTTTGTTTGCCCTGAAATTGATTGATACAATCCTTGAAATGAGTCCTTCTATCGTACTGGTACTTGTTGCTGATGTTGATGCGATCCATGTCCTTGAAAGAAATATCATTTGTGACCGAATCATAAATATACCCACATTGTTCGCAAACAAAATTATTATCATGATTTACAATCTTCATGTTTTCGACATTACAGGACTGGCATTTCTGTTGTTTTTTTCCACCCAATCTCAATGGCAATGTGCTGATGGGTGAAGTCATGATGTATTTTTCCATCTCGTGGAGGTTGTTCTTGAAAAATTCTTCAGGAAAATACTTCTTTACAAGTTTTAGATAGTCCTTTATAATGATGTTCAAATCGTGGTCCGTGGAACCTGGGGCATTGATGGCCCCCATGAATTGGATCTTGACCTGTTTTCTTGAAATATCCTTGTATTTGTCCAGTAATGGTATAGAATGGATCAAATAATAATTGAGGTTCTTTTCGTCAAGCCCATTGTTGTTTTTTTCCTTTAAAAAATGAATCAGATTGTTGTGGATGCTGACAATATCCACCCTATTCCAATCTAATTCTTTGCCTTCTTCTTTTTTCTTCTTCTCCATACTTTATCGTCTTTATCTCTTGTCTTTAACGCAAAATTTGAAATAAAAATACTTTTACTCTGTGAATTCCTAAAAAAATAAATTATATGATATTGGTCTAAAGAAATGCCAAGACGATTAACAATTTTCAGCAGGATGGGGGGGAAGTTTCATATGCGTAAAAAGATTGTTGAAATGTTTCCAGAAAAATACAATACATACATTGAGCCATTTGTGGGTTCGGGGCAGGTTTTCCTTGAAGTTCCAAAAGAAAAAAATGTCCAATACATCCTCAATGACAAGAACAAGGATATTTATCATATATGGAAAGACATCCAGAAAGTGAGCGCAAAGGACATCCGGAACTATGATTTTACAGGTGATAAAGAGCTGTTTGACAAGCTGAAAAACGCCCAACCCACCGACCCAATAGCCCGCCTTTTCAGGAATTTATACTTGTCGTATTATTCGTTCAGTGGGCTGCGCAATGCTTACACACCCAAACCCATAAAAAAGGGCAAGAATTTTATTGACAATGTTGAATTTTTCAAGGATAAACTCAAGGGTGTCAGGATCTATAACCAGGATTACAAAAAGGTTATTGCGAAATGGGATAATAAAGATGCCATTATTTATCTGGACCCTCCCTACACAAATATGGAAAAATATTATCAAGGACAATCCATCGACCCATACGAACTTGCCGATGTGTGCAGGAAAATAAAAGGAAAATTCATATTGTCTTATGATACCTCTCCAAGAGTGAGGGATGCGTTCAAGGGGTTTTATTTTCATCGTGTCAAGAGTGTCTACACATCGGGGTTGGGTGGAAAATCCAAATACGAGTATATTATTACAAATTATCAGGTTTCATAATCCAGACCAAAAATCTTTTTCAATTCGTGGCATTCGGTTCCTTTGATCAAACTGGCAATCCTCGCGCAAATCAACTCCTGTAATGGTTCAATATCGAGATAGGTTGCGGCTTCCAGGATTTCGTAAAGCCCTTTTTCATTCTGTGAAGAAACAAACTCAAGGTACCATTTCTGCTCGCAGATGGGATTGTCATTAATCAGGGGTTTCTCAATCTTTTTCATAGGATCTTTTTGATAATGTCTTGTGAATTCGAGTATTTTTAAAAATACACAATGATCCACATTGTAAAGGGGTATTTCTTCCCCGTCTTGTTCAAGGCCTTCCGACAACATTTTTATCAAGTAAGAACACTGGATTTCTTCCGCTTCTACTTCCACGACATAATCATCTCTGGTTCTTATCCTCAACAACATTCTTTTCTTTAAATCGTTTTGATTTAAAGAAAGGATTTCAATTTTTAAATAGGAATGTCGATATAATGCTGGCGGAAAAGACAACTGTAAAGGATGGGGCAGTCAAGTTTGGCGTCTTCCATTTGTTGGATCATGTAGATAAGGATGGGGGTCATATCCTGATAAAAGATCCACGACATGCTCTGGAAATCAATACGGATTTTATTCTTGGAACAGAAATGGGACATTTCTTTGTAAAAGGATTGGTTGATGTAGTTTTGGCAGAGGGTTATCAGGAAGATCATTTCAACAGAATCGGTATAATAAAGGGAAATATTCCTTGTTCCAAACATTATCGATACAAGGTTGTAAATCATTTTTTGATCGATAAGGATCTTTTCGTGGCAACCAAACAGCAATGGGGTGTTTGTGAAGAATGATAAATAATGTTGCTGGATTGGAAGATAATGACAGCCCAATTTTCCAGCTACACCAATCGGTAATGTCGATATTAATATAATTTCTTGAGAATACCCATTTTCTCTTGCCACATTGACATTGTTTTCAAGCTCGGAATCATCAAATTTTCCATCTGTCAGCCAGCAAACAGGGGTTGAAATAAAAACATAATCATACGCACACCCAGCCCGCAGTTCCCTTATATTTTCTACAAATTCTACAATCAAATTTTTATTTTTCCATATCGATAAGTTTTGAACCGACCCTATAACACATATATAATATAAATCCATAAGAAGAATTCTCTATTATAAAGAAAGGTTTTTTCTATTACAAAAAAAAGTTATTATTATTTCTTATTCTAATATATTGCCTTATTGTAGAGGGATTTATTTTCCTAATGGGTCAGTTTTTAAGTTTATGTTCTATTCTGTTTTGTCCCCATTGTGTCTTGAAAAAGGAAGCACTCCTCTACAAGGGTAATAATTCAGCGATTTATCAATTGGCTTGTAAAAAAAGTGTGTGTAAGGTAGTTTATAAATACAACATGTTTGCCAGGGAGAAAAAATTCATCTGTTTTATGAAAACAATAAACAATGTGTATGTCAAGAACATTATCGAATATTATGGAATTGTTCCAGGAAACAGCATCTTCATCATGGAAAAGGCAGATTACGATCTTCTTGAATGGGCGAAACACAACTATAAAAAACCCTCTTATATCAACCATCTCAAGGTCCTTATGGGGCAGATGGCGAATGGATGCCGATTTCTACACCACCATCATATCGAACATTATGATTTTAAACCAGATAACCTTTTATTGGTGAATGGGGTGCTCAAAATTTCTGATTTTGGGACCTGTCATATAGATAGAGAGGGCTACGTCCTGAATACAGGGACACATGGGTTCATGGCACCCGAAATTGCGGGTTTCACAAACAAAGAATACTATGTCCCCCATAGTATGGATGTGTATAGTATATGCCTGATGTTGATGTATCTATATTTTGCCCCCGTTTTTAAAAAATTTTATTTCAAAAATTGGACACTAGAACACTACTTGTCCCTCCAGGATTACGCAAACACAAAATACCCCTTTACTTTTTTAAAATGTGGCCTTGTGGTCGACCAGCGCTACAGGATAACAATGCCCGATTTGTTGAGCCATATAGAAAACGATGCTGAAAAGGCCATTGTATCATTATAGGAACCTGCTCATCACGAAAAATACAAAAAAGAAGAGGACAATCAAGAACAAGACGAAAAAAAGACGATGGGAGGGTTGATTGAAAAAATGTTCTTGGCGCGCACAGGTCCCTTTCTTATTGGCGTAAAGACACGCACCATACCCCTTTTTTAGGCATTGGTAAGGGATGGCAAACCTGTCATACCCATCTGGAAGAACCTGTTTCATCCCGCAATAAACTTTTTGTTTTTCTGGCATATTTATTGATACAAAATGTTTTTTGGCATTGATGAGAAAAATGAAAACAATAATGTAAAAAGCACAAATTATATTCTTTACATTATTTAACACCTTCTTCCTTTTTTATACAGACAATGTCACGAACAACGCATCATTTCGATTGGAAGAAACTCGAAGAGAAGCCCGACAACTGGGAAACCCTCCGCCAGCTTATCAGCATCTGTAATAATCTGGACGACGTATATACCGAGCAGACCAATGTCAATCCTTTATGGAACGACATGTCGATGGAGGTTTTTAGGGCACACATCACCGGACGATATGGGAAAGAGGCATCAAAATTTTTTACAATGGTTGAAACCGATATCAAGATCATCAAACAGAACCAGAAGAACAAAAAGACCAAGAACCTTTTGCGCCAGAAGATCCAGCAAGAAACAGAAAAAAAATTATTAGAAAAAGATTTTGGGTCGATAAGGTTTGATAATGGAAAGCCCATCCGGACCCTTTTCCGTATCAGCTCTGTTTTCTATTTCATGATTGCCGAGTGGAATATCATGTTAATTTGCAAGAAAACCCTGACGGCTAATAAAGGAGTGATTGTCGATGCGATAATCAGTTTGGATCGCATATTGATTGAAGAGATCTCCATTAATCCTGAAATTCCGCCCAATATCAAAAAGTTTTTTACAGAGTTGAACACAAGATCACAAAAGCTTCTGGGACGCCATGAGATTTTCGACGAATTGTTCTGTCAGCACCCAGAACTCATGGTCAATCCGTTTTCACAGAAACGAGTGGGCAGGACGAGTTTATACAAGGAACAGATTGAGGTCTTGACACATGTCATCGACGCCGTCATGTCTGGGTCTCCTCTGTTGTTGGGGGACCGGATGCCACCAGGAACTGGAAAAACATTTCTTGCTGTCCCTTTGGCCCAAAAACTCTTGTCCTTGAAGTGTGGAAAGACACTTCTTTTTGCCTGTCATAACCCTCTGGTGAGAACGGATGTGGCTTCTTTGAGTTTATTGGGCAAGAGTATGCACTTGTGGATGGGTCGCTACGACAACAGCAGTGGAAAGAAGGAGTATCTGGTGCGCCCACACAAGAGTTGTTTTCCGGTCAACTGGAAACAGGTCTACAAGAGGGATGATGAGAAAAAGACGGGCGGTGTCTACCAGCAATGCATGTTCTACAAGAATGAAACCGGTCGCTTTCCCGACATTCTTGTGGCGGATCTAGAAACGTGTGCCGAGATTTTACGGGATGACCTGCTGCGGAACCAATTTGTTGCTTACATTGACGAGTTTGTAAGCGATGATTATGCGAATAGTGTCATGGTTGAGATTGTCAGATTCCTCCCCAGACAATCCATCATCTTGTCCGCCATCCTCCCCCGATTCCAGGACATGCCATCGGTTATTGGGTACTTCAAGAAACGCCACAATGCCAGTGATGAAAATATTGTCCGTATTGAATCCAATCAACTCTTGATCAGCTGCACACTGGTCGATCCAGATGGTTATTCTTGCCTGCCACACCATTTCATCGAGAATGTGGAACAGGTCCCAATCCTCATCCAGCGGATCCGGGAGGACCCATTGATTGGGAGGATGTATTCCCCACAACAGGTGTTTATCATGACGGACAATATCAAGGATGACCTAGAACCCCACTTGCTTTTTCATCATCGTTTCCCCACGATTGGCCTGATTGACCACCAGAAGATCCGGGATTATGTGTTGGATCTCCTTCAGCACACAATTGAAAACCCGCGTTTGTTTGAAAAAATGAAGAACTTTCGGCCCTCCCTTATGAAAAAGCCATCATTGGACAGGATTGCGACGGAGGATTCACACCATTATCAAGGAAAGACACTTGTCATCACAACCCCAGATGATCGTTTTCTCATACTGGAAAAAATCAAACAGAAGCTCCACGAGGGAGCCCCTGACCTCCAGGTTCTCCTGGAAACAATGGAGAAAAGAAAAAAGGAACTCCTCAGGACACTCAACAGCACCAAGGAAGCCCAGCGCTCTTCACAACAAAAAATCGATGCCACCGATCAACAACAGCGGGTCAATCGATTAGAAGAAGAATTGTATTCTGTGGATCGCATCAATTGGCCAGCACATTTGATTGTCAATACCAGTGCCCACGCCCGTCGTTTCCAGCACCAATTGAGCAATGTGGCGGTCGTCCCTGTCCTCAGCAAGGAGTACGAGGATGCGTTTTCTGATTTCATATTGTCCTTTCTTTTGTCGGGGATTGGTGTGTATGATTTTTCTCAGTGCACAGAATACCAACGGCGTCTTACCATGAAGATCATGAAGCAATTGTCTTTTCTTTTTGCCGGACACGAGATTGTTTTTGGAACCAACATTGACGGACTGACCCATCTTTTTATTGATGGGAACTATGGGGACAATGTGTCCAGGAATGTCTTGCTCCAATTGTGCGGTCGTGTTGGCAGGGTGGGTCATTCTTACCAGGCATTGCTTGTCGTCAATAGCCACACGACCCTCAACAAGATTATGGATTTTATTGACCCCGTCGATATTGATGCCCAGTATTTCGAAGAAAATTTCAAGGAATTATTGAATTGAATTGAGTTTATTTATTTTTCAGGGTAATTTATATATAAAATATATAAATTAATTTTTTAGGGTGTGTAGGTGTAAGGAGATGGCATAATCTGGCATTTGAAAGTCGCATTAATAAATTTCTCTCTTGTGCACGATTGGGAAAGCCAGACATTCGGCATACACTGGAGTTTCTTATAAAAAATTGGGTATTCATTAAAGGGCACGCATGGTTGTGTCAATGTGAAATCACCAATATAGAATTCAAGCATTGGATTTTGGTTTATCAACCTGACAAATTTCTGGAGGGCATTTGAACCATCCTGGAGGAATTCTCCACATTTCATAAAGACTGTTTTTGGGTATGCGGGGTCAATGACAATTGCCCCTGTTTCCTTCACATTGTATTCCTTGAGGCGTTCGATATATAGGGGGTCATTCACAAGAAAGAGTGGATCCACAAGGATAATGACGGATGGTTTGGTTGATTTCAGTATGGAAAGGGGCGCCTGTTGGAGGTGTGTTTTTTCAATAGACGCATTGCTCTTGAGGAAGGACCCCATTGAAACATACAAGATGCCTTCACGATCACGAAGGATCTCTTGCGCATTTTCTAGGCACTTTGAGAATGACAGGGATTTCATTTTATTAGAAAAACAAGTTATTTTATTTATGATAAATGAAGTCGTATTATGATTATGTTATTGTAGGGGCTGGTCCGTGTGGGCTGGCGCTGGCTCAGTATCTCCGACATACTGGAAAAAATATACTTATCATTGATAGCATAGGTGTCATAGGGGGGTGCCACAGGGTGGTGCGTGTGCCATTTGAGAATGAAATGTTATTTACAGAACACGGTCCGCGCATCTATGTTTCCAATTATAAAAATTTTCAGGAGGTGCTGAAGGACATGGGTCAGGATTTCAATAATCTGTTTGTGCCTTATCGTTATTCAATACAAATAGAAATGCTTAAAAAATTAAGAGGATTATCATTCCGTGAGGTATTTGATTTGTCTTGTGCGTTCCTTTTGTTCCTGAATGATGAGGATTATGGAAAGAAGAGCACCATAAAACAATTTGCCAGGAAACATAATTTCAGCCCTTCAACAATTGATATACTGGATCGAACTGCCCGAATGACGGATGGTGCGGGTGCCGATCGCTACACAATGAACCTCCTTTTCCAGCTTATCAACCAATCATTCTTTTATTCGATCTACCAACCAAAGCTTCCAAATGATGTGGGGTTGTTCAGGATATGGGAAAAATTTTTAAGAAAACAAACAAACATTGATATTGTTCTGGAACACGATGTCATCAACCTGAGTTATAACAAAGAAATCAACAGCATCAACAGCATATGGGCACTTGATAAAAAAAATCACAACACAATTGAAATCAAGTGCCACAATGTCATCCTGGCAGTTCCACCTCACGCAATCGCCCGAATCCTAAAGAATTGCCACGAAAATGTCAAGAATACTTTCATGCCTTTCCAGAGATTAGAAAATTTTGTAGAAAAAAATGATTACATCCCATACATCTCGATAACTTTTCATTGGGAAACAAAACAAGACAACATTCCTTCCATCCAAGGATTCCCAGTAGGAGAATGGGGAGTCATCTTTATTGTGCTGTCTGATTATATGGACCTGACAATGGAATATTCCAAGACGCTCATTTCTTGTTGTGTTTCTTATGTGGATAAACCAAGCGAACATACCGGGAAAACAGCAAACCAATCGACACAAGACGAGGTGATTGAAGAAACTTTTCGCCAATTAAAAACAATCATGCCCTTTCTTTCAAAACCCGATATAGCCCTTGTCTCACCCCAGAATTCTTATAATACCAAGCTCCAAGAATGGACACAACACGATGTTTCGTATTTTGATTCTGGGAAACAAAGTCCGTTAAAGAATTTGGGAAAAATAAATAATCTTTATAATGTTGGGACACACAATGGAAACAGTATTATAGAAATGACAACAATGGAATCGGCAATCTCAAATGCTCTGGCCCTGGCCTATCAATTGGATCCAAAAACCAGGAAATTATTTCCTTTCCAGAAAATATGGACCTTGAGAGACATGGTGAAATTTTTGGCATATTTCTTGCTTTTTTTGTTGGTGATAATAATTCTTGTTTTGTCGATAAAAAATAAAAAAATAAATTCAGTAAATAAAAAAAACAATGGCATATAGTTTCGGTGTCCCTGGTTATGCTGTATGGACAAGTCATATTCTTATTGGTTTGTTTCTTGTTTACGCTGGATGGGTGTTGTACGATAAAAAGAAACTCGACAAGTACACCCCAATCGTGTTGATTGTATTGGGTGTTTTAGCGGCCCTCTACCACGCTCATATATGGTTTGTATACATGAATTCAGACAAGAAATCAAAGGATTGATTTTTTAAATTTCCAAACATCTTTTTTGTTCATGTATTGGAAATCTGGATCAATCATCTTCGTCATGACAACCATGACACTCACCCTGGAACCAGCAACATTCATTCTGCCGGCACGAACGTTTATTACGATGCAGCCAGCATCGTTTATGAACCATCATATTGTCGTTGTCATCTTCATAGGTCCAGTGGTTTTCGTTGTAATGGTAATGACAATCATCTCCATTTCGTGAGTGGTGTCTTCTTAAATGTTGTTTGGGTGGTTGATAATCTGTTATTATTTGTTGTTGTTTGGGAGGTGGAGGTTGTGTTGTTTGTTGTTGTTTGGGTGGTTGAGGTTGAGGTTGTGTTGTTTGTTGTTTGGGTGGTTGAGGTTGAGGTTGTGTTGTTTGTTGTTTGGGTGGTTGAGGTTGAGGTTGTGTTGTTTGTTTTTTGGGAGGTTGATGTTGTGTTATTGTCTGTTGTTTGGGAGGTGGAGGTTGTATTGTCTGTTGTTTGGGAGGTTGATGTTGTGTTATTGTCTGTTGTTTGGGAGGTGGAGATTGTGTTATTGTCTGTTGTTGTTTGGGAGGTGGAGGTTGTATTATTTGTTGTTTGGGAGGTTGAGGTTGAGGTTGTGTTGTTTGTTGTTTGGGAGGTTGATAAAGAGGTTGAGGTTGTGTTGTTTGTTGTTCATATTGTATTGTCTGTTGTTTTGGATGTTGATAAGGAGGTTGTGTTGTTTGTTGTTGATGCGGATGGTATGGGACTTGTAGGTAGGGTTTTTTTTTATCGTGATTGTTGTAATAATAATAGGTATCTCCATCGTCATAACTGATTTCGAGTCCCACGGGAGATGGCAAGAAAAATTTGTTATTTTCTTCTACTGCTACAATCGTACCAAGAAGTAATATGAAAGAAAACAAGTAGGGTGCCTTCATTTCTTAATCTAAGGAAAGATTAAAAAATATTTATTATTGTTTTTTTTTTCAAATCCAGACGGCAGTGTAATAATGACGTGAATACAGATTCTTTGTATTGTTGTAAGAGACGCTGGATGGCCGTGGATTATACTGGAACGCTGGTAATGTATAAATTGGCATTTTTGTCCTATCAATGACACGGTCCAGCATCCGTGGGCCAGTGGCATCAATCACACTTACTTTGTAATACTCGTACGTGGGGGACATCAATTCACGGAATACCTCATTCCAGAAGGGATGGCGCGGTGGCGACGCCATCAAACTGTTTTGGTATTTTTCTGTTTCTCGGTAGGAACTCTCGACAATCGAAACCTTGTCGTGATGGAGTTGAGAATAAAAATTATGATAAATCTCAAAATCCATGTCAATATAAATACCACCATAGGTGTCAAGAATAAAATAACGAGCCGCATCAACACGCATAATATGGGAAGGGTACTCCAGATACTGCTGTAAAAACCAAGGATATTTGGATCGTATAAATTGTTCGAGGTCGTCATCGTCCCATAGTTTATAGACAAATCCAACAAATTTATCCATAACGGATTCCTGGCATTTTTCCCATATTGGAGACCACTTTTGCTTATCTGAAGGGGCTGTCTGGTGAATAATCAATGGAATCATGTATTTATTCTATAAAGGAAGAATTATTTATTTAGATAATTTCCTTGTTCTTGGAAGCAAGTATGGCAGAGATAATATAAAACCCAACATTAAAAACAAACAAAAAACACATAAAAGTGGGGAATTTAGAATACAAGATAAGGGTGATTATGATTAAAAGAATTGTAAAGATCAGTAGGTAAACATAGATCATGACATTTTCCCATTGTTGTTTCTTGACATACCTTGTATCAATAATAAGAATTATCAAGACAAATATAAAAATGACGGGAAGAATCAGGTTGATGGTTTTGGAGAATTCTGCGCATTTTGTAATAATCTGTGATTGACCAGAACTCTGTGCCATTTTTATTTTTATAGTATTTAAAAATAAAAATTAATTAATTTTTACTAATCATGGAATACAGGGCAGTTGTGAAGGTGAAAATCAAATTAGCAATCAGCATGGCACACATGTAGGTTGGATGGCGAAAATAGACCCAGATGGTAAGGCCAAACAATAATGACATGAATGCGACGCCGAATATCAGGCCAAAGATACTGGAAAAACTTTCTTTCCTAAAATTGATAATACGAAAGAAAAGGGCAATAATCCCCACCAAGATCATAAACCCCAATAAAAACAATGCTGGAATCATCAGCACAAATTGGACTTTGGAGCACAGATCCACAGCCCAGTGTATGGTTTTCTTCTGGGTCTTTGTCTGTTGTTTCTTCTGGGTTTTCTTTGACGATTTGTTTCTCAACGATTTCATTTTTATTATTTAAAAAGAAAATAATATAATAAAAATTTTAAAAATATGAAATATGTATTGATGGTGCCACTTCGAAGGTGTGGGAGCAATGCCATCCGTTTGCGCATGAATCTTCATCCTGATTTCTATAGCCCCTACCCACTGCATCTATGCGATATGAAAGAAAAGGAAAAAACTTATGAGGACGACCTGGATTATTTCCAGTTGGTTGTTGACATGGTTGGCCTGCAAAAACACAGTCTGGTATCGTGGGAGGGTCTTGTGTTTGACCCCGTCGATATTTTCAAGAGCATCAAGGACAAGCCACGGAGCATTTACCAGATTTATTGGGAGATGCTTTCTAGGGTGGGGCAGAAAAACAATGCGAAAGTAATCATGGATAAGTGCCAGGACTCGGTTTGTGATTTTGAAGAAATGGTGGAATTGTTCCCAGAAATGTTGTTCCTTGATGTTGTAAGGGACCCACGAGCCCAGATTTCAAGCATGAACGATGCCATTATTTATGATTTTGACACCCAACTCAACACAATGAGATGGGTAGAAGCCAGAAAGTGGAGTGATAAGATCCACGAAAAATATCCAAACAAGATCCTTACAATCCGTTATGAGGATTTCATCCTTAACCACGAAGAAACAATGATGAGGATTTGCAAGTTTGTGGGGATTGAATTTGACCCAATCGTTCTGGATGTTGAAAAGTCCAGAGAAGCATTCATCATGTCGCGCACATCCCCATTATGGGAAACCAATTACAGCATGCCGATACCTGGATATATCAACAAGTACATGAACAATCTGTCCCGACTGGAGATTGAACAGATTGAAAACAAAACGATGGAGTGGATGAAGAAATATAATTACGCGCCAATCACACCCCACAAATCACCATTCTTCTATAGTATCAAACAAGCTACAATGGAGAGCGATGAGAAGAAGGAGAAAATATGGGAGGCATTGAGAAAGAAACACCCACACGATTACATTTTGAGAAAATCAAGAATGAGATATATAAATTCTGTAAAAAAAAATCTATAGAGAAAATGTTGTCAAGAATAAAACATGGAGAAAAAAGAACACAAATCACCCCACGGCTGGTTCATCATCTTATGGATTGTCTTCACACTATGCGTGTTCCTATTGACAATGGTTTATACAATCGAACAGGAAAACGACAAAGAAACCAACCCACAATCCAAGAAGGCAAAGGAGCGCGCAACAAATTCACCAGTTAAAAAATTAACGGTAAGCCCAATGACGACACTTCTGCCAGCCAGTGTCAAGATTGTAAGGGGTGGAAAGGTATTGTATCGCCACGACAAACTTGACATTATTGCGGATAGTTTGAAAAGACATTTGCATTCTCTTCCGGATGTCATTTCAAATTCCAATGAAAGTGATGAGAAAAAGGCATATTCCACAAAAGACATTTCCCTATCCCTACACGGATACGAGATAAACAGTATTTCGGTGGGAAAAAGTTTCTACATTTATGATTGTAATATTGTCCCAACCGCCGAGTCCCTGGTAGTGTCGATCCTTATGGAATTGCCTGAAATCAAGGTTAGTTTCAAAGACCACCCTGAATACAGCCAATACTGCCCATTAATCAATCCCTACATTCACGTAGTCGAACTGATCTATTTATGGGATTATAACAAAAATACCCTAAAACCCCATCATAATATGAAGCTGTCCAATCTCAAGATTTTCATGGTATCGTGGAAAGACAATCTTTACAGAAAATCATACGAACAGGTCAAGAATTCACCCCTCCATAATGTAAAGACACCAATCCCCCTAAACCTCAAAAAGGAGGAATTGTATAATTTCTTGATGGAAAGCAATATTTTTAATGAGGTTTTTATGATTTTTAACCCAGAAATTTCTCTCCAATCAATCCAGAACAATACACCAATTCAGTAAGAAAAAAAAATTTATAACAAATAAAAAAGAATGAATTGTGATTACCAGACATTTTTCATTATTATGGTGGGAAGTATTTCATCCCAATATTTTGTTTTACAATTTGCAAAGAACCAGTTGTGTATTAAAAATTTTGAATACACCCTTAAATCAATATGGCAACGCTACTATAAAGATTACGCATGCAAAAACTATGACCTATGGAAACAGAACAACATGTCCAGTATGAAAAAGAGATTCGAACAAGAACAGAATAACCTGGTGTTGTTGTTCTACTTGTGGAACATGTTATGGGTGATTATGTTGTGTTTCTGCCTGCCGAGATTCTGGGCAATACCCCTGCTCAAGGTCATGACAACCTATGGAATCATTGTGATTATTATTTCTTATGTTGTTTATTATGTTTATTATCCCCAATTGGAACGCAATCCAGACACCTACCTTCCAATTTTCTATATCTAAACATTTCTCTTGAAATATAGAAAAGAATGAGTTGTTTATTCCGTTCGTTGTCTGCGTTTGTTGATTCTGTTTCAGAAAATGAATTGAGACAAATTATATGTAATTATCTTGAAAAAAATCCTAAAATCATGGATGACCTTTCATTAAAGGACATTTTACATATTGACGGCATGGATACAGCAGAATATGTCCGGAATATGAGGCATAGTTCAACATGGGGGGGAGCACTGGAGATAAAGGCATTTGCGGAAATATACCAGGTGGGCGTGGTTGTGAGGGTCAGGCAGACAGGCAGGGATATTGTCTTCAAACCTTCTTCGATGCAGAATGCCACGTGCCTGAATGCGGTCATGATTGAATGGCAGGGAGTCCATTACGAACCAATCTTCACCAAGAAATGATTTTTGAATTTAAAAAAAATACAGAAAAAGATGTTGGATTATTTGGTAGATAATACAGATTTTTTAGAATATTTATCGATAATGGATTTCTGTGTCATACGACAAGCGAGTTTATGTTTGAAATACTCGGTAGAAAAAAAAGTTTGTCCAAGAGAAATCACATGGGTCCAGAAATGCCGGATGTATGATTCCAGTACCTTGTGGGACATGAATGGGAAAATGGCATCTTGCTACAAGCCAACCAAGACCAAATGGCTCATGATATACTCACAAAAAAAAATGCCATCGATTATCCCGACACCCTTCTGGAATTATTTTTTGAATTTCATGAAGGGGTTTGTGACCCTCTATAAATTCCAGAATTGGTGTAATTTCCAACAAATCCCGCTAACACAATTACCAAACAAGAAAGAAAAATGGGAAGTCAAGATGAAAATGGAGATTATTGGGGTGAGCGTCCACAATGAAGACGAAGAATACCCAGAAGAACTGCGGGATATCGATGAATTCATTTCGATTGGGGTGGCACTCCATCGATCCAGCAATATCAAAGAAGGCGTGCTGGGGTTGAATCCAGTTTCGATTGGATGGCATTCGGACGACGGCATCATCTATATGGATTCTTTAAAAATCGATAAAGGGGTGCGATTTGGAAAGGGAGACAAGATAGAAATAGTGATTGATTATTTCAATGGCGCCATCATGTTTTTAAAAAATTCCAGAATGATCCATTTCCACGAATTATCTGGAGAATTCTTGTGTAATCCACTTTTATTCGGGGTGAGCTGCCGCACAATGAACAGCTTGTTCCTCAGCATTGTATAATTATTGTAATCTGGCGACAGGATGACACGAAGGATCAATAAAAAAAAAGAGCATTATTTGAAGGAGAATGACGCAAAAAAGGACGCACGACACGAAATGTTCGTATTCCATTTTTATTTTTTTTTAGAATTCTTTAAATAAAGATAATGTCATCAAATGTATATCTTTTTGTCATATCCAGTTTAAATGATCCAATATACCGGAAAATCCAAACCAAGAGACGGAGTTTATTGTGCCATTATGGCATACCCTACACAGTATTGATAAACCACGATGAATCAAAACTCGACGATAACACCGAATCGACGCTGGTCCCGTTGAATGATGAGGAAATAATGTACAACGGGGGTGGTTATAATCCCTACATGGCTCAAAAATTCTTGATGGCTGTCAAGATGTTTTTCCGTTCATTCAAGAATTACGACGATATCCCAAACTATATTGTCCGTATCAATGCGACGGTCTATGTCCATTACCCATCCCTCCTGAAAGTTTTGAACGATAAAAGTTTTCCAAGAAATAGAGTTCTGGCTGGTATTAATTGGGGGGATATCTTCGTACAGGGTATGGTGATGGTGTTCTCCAAGGATGTGCTGGCAAACATGCTGAATGATCCACGGATGTACTCAAAGGAGATTATGAAAAACAATGATGACGTCTCGCTTTCGATCCTTGCCGACCCCTATTCCAAATGGATCGATTGGAGCAAATACACGTGCGCAATGAGGGGGTGCGCAACAGACGATAAGGGTGTTTATTTACTCGAAAAAATAAAACCACTGGAGAATGAAAAGTGGATCTTCAGGATCAATGAACCAGCCGATGGCAGGTATGTAGATTCCATCAACTGGGATGGTCTGCTCGAATACTTTAATGAAATCAAATTCACTACACCCCCACCACAACAAAAGAAGAAGAAACCATCCCACAAAAACAAATGGATCTTGTTGTTTCTTTTTCTACTTGCTGTCTATGCTATTATAAAATTGAGAAAAAGGAAGATTGACTGGAAGAGTTTGAATAAAAAATTGAAACAATGCTACAACTTGTTTTGAGTCAATTTTTGTAAAACTTGCCGGAACACCAGAGTATTTTTATTATTATGCCTGTTGATTTGGGAATACAATCCGTTATTGTGTAAATCCTTCTTCATGTATGGTTTATTATCCAGATAACACGCAACATTGTTTTTGACTCTTATAATATAAAACCAGATATCATCCTGGGCACCACACACATTCAAATAGATATTTTTATTGAATATTAAATCCCCCGTTTTATAGAAAAATTGTGGTTTATATAAAACACCACCTTTTCCAGTGGGAAAATTATAATGATGTTTTTTCACCAACACACCACGCTTCAGATAATCAAAACTGGAAAAATTAGCCATTTTGGGTGTAAATCCCCTGTAATTAACAGCACAACGGTGTGTTCTGTAATCCCGAATCATGTTCCTGATGAGATTGTCATCATAAACAGTATCGTCATCAATGGTTATTATGATACAATCCTCATCCCATTTTTCTTTCAATAATGGCAATAATTTACGATAAGAACCCTGATTCTCAACCCAACTTACCTGGATAAAATCATTGTTTTCTTCTAAAAATCTTTTGAGATTTTCATCCGTCATCTCCCTGTTTGGAAACCCAGAATCCAACAAGAAGGGTCCTTCAGACAAGAACAGGAAGATCTTGTCTGGTTTCCTGGATTGTCTCACCATGTTCTTTAATGTTTCTAATAACATTTTTTGGTTCTTGAATATCGAAGTCAGGGACACATACACAGGTTCCTCTTTAAATATTTTATAAAAAGTATGTTTGTATTCTCTGCACTGAATAAAATTTGGCATTGTGTATTCAACTATCTTACCATTACGAACAAATGAATCACACAAATCCGATAAATGTTTAATATTTGTATCATCAAAAATAATGATGGTATTCTCGTGAGACAACCGCAGGCATAATTCAAGATCTTTTTTAGCACCTTCTAGTGAGTGGTCTCCGTCAATATGGATGAGATCATATTTTTTGTTCTCTTGTATTAAGGATGTTAAGGCGTCAGCAGATGGTTTCAGTATGATGTCCATCCCTTGATAATCTTTAGAAATCTGTTCGAAACAAGGAACAACGTATTCGTGGAAATTAATATCAACACACGTCAATTCGAAATCATGGCTTGACATTTTCATCAATAAAGAAGAAAACCCAGCATTAAAACCAATCTCCAAAACATTTTTAGGTTCGAGTTTTTTCATTAAATTGATAATGTTGTATCTTTTGGGTTCAAGGTTCGAATACTTGCTTTTTGAATTGTGTTTAGAATAAATATTGCCTTCCAGATCCACCTTGATAATTGGCAATAATTTTGTTTTGATATAGTTTTCCCAATTTTGACAGATTTCTGTTTGGGTTTGGAAATTCTCAAAAATATAAAAATCACTGGGTGAGGTGGTGTCGTTATTCCTTCCCAGCACAACCTGAGGGTACCGATTGGGGATATGTTTTATGAGTTTCCAATCCTTTAAATGCTGATTTATATAATTTGTAAATTTGCGGAACCTGACGTGCTGAGCGTGTTTAATATCTTCATTTTTAGCATAGATAATGACATATTTATTTGACATTCCAAACAAATTATTCATATATTCGTGATAAACATGGTCTTCGACCAGGTGATAAACGACATCACATGACAATGTCAAATCCGCTTTGATATTCTGGATTTCGGTATCAAGCAAAAAAGTTTTGGTAGTATCATTGGTAAAAATCGTTCTGCATTTATTAATAACCGTTGGGCTCACATCAATACCAGTATATATCTTGTCTTGTGTGTTTATCAGTTTCAGCTGGTTCCCATCACCCACCCCATAATCAATAATCGAAACGATATTATTCTTTGCTATAAAATCATTGATGACATCAGCCTTGAATCTGGCTAGATTGTTATAACTACCACAACCAGAATTATTATTGTTTTTATACCGTTGTTCCCAATATAATTTTGAGTTGAACATTATATCTACTTTTATTCAAGAAAAAAGAATTATTATTCCAAAATAATAATTTTGTGTAAATTGTATTGTCATCATCTCAAGTGCTCGAATAGACAAGTTCTTTTGACGTGGAATCGTAAAATACCACACCAGGCCCAATGCCAAGACCCGTTGCCCTGATGGGCGCCATATATAATCTGTCCGTATCTGCACTCTGTAGGGCAGAGCCGCTCGCATTAATAATTGTTGTCCTGGTGTGTTGGTAGGATGTGCCAGCTTGGTTCCCAATGGCAATAGCATTTTGTCCTTGTCCTGTAAGACCAGCACTCGTTCCAATTGCCACCGCATTGGTTGCTTGGTAAGAGTTTCCAGCATTAATCCCAATAGCAACCGCATTTATTCCTTGTCCTGTAGAACCCGCGCTCGGTCCGATCGCTATCGCATTTGTTCCTTGGGAGTACCTTCCAGAAAATTGTCCTATTGCCACCGCAGTAGTTCCTTGTCCTGTAAAACCAGCCTGGTTGCCAATTGCCACCGCACTTCCTCCTTGATAAGAGTTTCCTGCTTGACCTCCAATCGCCACAGCAGTTCCCAGTTGTCCCAGATTGCCTGCACTTGGTCCAATCGCAACAGCAGATCCTCCTTGTCCTGTAAAACCCGCTGCGTTCCCAACCGCCACTGCTTGTTGTCCTTGGTAATATCCCCCAGCACTGTTCCCAATTCCTATCGAATTTCCTTTTTGGTTGATGTTCCCAGCACTCGACCCAATCGCAACAGTGCCAAAATCTTGCCCCGTGAATCCCGCATTGACCCCAATCGCAATTCCCGAACTATTTTGATAATATCTGCCAGCATTGCGTCCAATCGCAATAGAACCTGAAACCTGTCCCAAATATCCGGCGTTCTCACCAATCGCCACCGTGTAGGTTCCTTGTCCGGTATATCCAGCAGCGGGTCCTATCGCCACCGCACTTTGTTGTTGATAAGAGTTCCCAGCACCTCCACCAATCGCCACAGCACTTCTTCCTTGGTTCGTGTTCCCCGAAAAATTCCCAATTGCCACGTTCTCTCCAAGCTGACCTGTGTAGCCAGCCCGGAAGCCAACAGCAATCGCACCACTCTGTTGGAGAGAATATCCCGCATTCAATCCGATGGCAACCGCATATCCTCCTTGAGTAAGGGCTCCAGCATTATCACCAATCGCAATACTTTGAGCGCCCTGATTTAACGAACCCGCAAAAACGCCAATGGCGGTCCCATTCTGTCCTTGGTTCTGTTGTCCTGCCGAGTACCCATGTGAAATGGCCTGACTTCCCTGATAATACCGTCCCGAAGCCAGCCCGATAGCAGTCGCACGATCTTTCTGGCCAGTGTATCCAGCCAGATAACCGATCGCCACCGCATCTGTGCCCTGGCTTGCGAATCCGGATTGCTGCCCGATTGCCACGGCCCGAACGCCCTGGTTCGTTTGGCCTGCCAGGTACCCAATCGCAATCGCACTCGAGTTCTGTCCTGAGTACCCCGATTCCCGCCCCACAGCCACCGCGTTCTCACCCTGAGATGTGGTTCCCGCGGCATACCCCACCGCCACCGAATTTTGTCCCTGGCTTGTGTCGCCTGCCAAGATGCCAATAGCGACACTGTTGATGCCTTGTGTTTCGCGCCCGGCGCTCGTTCCAATCGCCACAGCGTTTATTCCTTGTGTTATTTGTCCTGTCAGCAACCCAATCGCGATGGCCTGTTGCCCCTGGTCTTCAAACCCCGCTTGATCACCAATCGCAATGGCGTCCGTCTGCTGGTTGGAATACCCGGCATTGGTGCCAATCGCAATTGTATTGCTCTGCTGGTTGATTAACCCTGCGTCCAACCCGATCCGCAAGAAATCGTACTTGTTGTTGATAAAGGGCGCATTAACACTCTCCGATAAGTAGCTGGTTGTCCCTGTGAATGACGACGACCAGAAAGTATCAAAATTAGTATTGCTTTTTTTTGTGAGGACCTGATTGGTGAAACCACCCGAAATTTGGTTCTGGTTGCTATTAAGACTACAAAAAAGTTCCGACAAACGATTTGGATCCATCGATTAATTCTTTCTTTAAAGAAAGAATTAATAAAAATTTAAAATTAAAAAAATGGAGAAGGTGTAGTCGTGTAAAAATCAGGTTGGAGCTCAAGGGTCATGGGGTATGAGTTTTCTACAGAATCGTATGCGGGGGGGATTGTATAAACAAGATTTTCTGGCGGAGGCATTGTGAAAACAGGAGGTTCGTCAGGAAGCTTGTTTACAACTGGCCGAACAAAAAAAGTTTTCTTTTTGACAAGTTGTTTTTTTTTAGGGGAAACAGGGACACGTTGTTGTTTTTTTCGTTGAGCATACATTTTATTTGTTGATAAAAAAAATATTTTACGTTTTTTGGAGATTAAGAAAGTAATGACAAAAACAAAAAAAGTTTTATGAAAACATTTTCCTAAGTAAAATATTAATATAATAATGATGGAAAACTTTTATAATTTAAGGATACCAGTATGTAAGCATCTCTTCAAAGGGCTCCCCTGCTTCCGGCGCATCCTCAAACTGGAACCCCTTGCTGATGTCCCTCACACACATACAGTCAAAGCGCTTTGCGCCTTTCTTGCTGATTCCATCTGAACTCACATCCTTCAGCCAGAAAAAGGCGTCCAGCTGGGCATTGTTGTCCTTGTATGTTTCGGTCTCAGTATCAAAAACATACCCTGTCTCCTCCAACCATTTGGCACTGGGGATCTGGGGCAGGGCATCTGGGTTATATTTGGACTTGACATTGCACCACTGGTCGCACGATTTCCCAACACGATCATCACCTCCATTCCTGCTGGTGTCAATGACCCAACCAAATTCATACCCCGCATCCTTCCAGAGGGAATCCATCATGTCCACGAACCCCAGCTCGTCAAGACAAAAATTGTATTGTTCGGCAAGCCCACACTTATCTTGACGGTCCAACAAGAGTTCTCGGTTGGCGATGTTTGTGGCAAACCCCCTCACGCGGTTGGCAACACCTGGGTTCAAACCCCCGTCCAGAAGGGGGACTGTGTACTGGGTGAGGGCATTATTCATGCTGGACTTGAGTTCCAATTCGGTTGTCTCGGGGGTGCTTTCCAGTATCTGGCGCACATTATGAACAAACAATTGGGCCAGGCCATTGGCAGTGGGGTCTGGGTATTCGGCGGGGCGTTTCTGGTTGTCCAGCTTTTGTTGTGCGGACCACCCCAGCCAGCCATGATGGGCGGATTCAAGATAGAAATAAGTATTGTCATCCACATAAAGCTCATTGAGGGCCCAGATAATGCCATTGTAATAGGCAGTCATGGCAGTATTGGAACATTTGGGTGGATTGACTGACTGGCAGGGGCTGCTGTTGGGGTTGAGATAGTTCGTGACAGAATTTGGCAAGCTGTCGGTCTCGATAAACAAAATTTTTGTTTTTTGGGGGTATTGTTTCAGAATGCCCCGAATAGGAAGAATAAAATCATTCTTGTATTTGGTCAGGCCGTCCTCACAATTGTCGGTCTGGCATTGTAGCATTCCATTTGATGCTGAAGCGGCACAATCCCGAGGCCCAGGTAGATTGTATACTTCGATAAAAACAGTATCATCACCAGTGCTGTTTAAATAAAAAGGCAAATTTTCAATGCGTTCAATCGCATCCATCCAGACAACAGAAGGATGTTCAATCGCAAATTTAGCAGCAGGAAGATCCGCCAACCCAAGATCTTTCAGTTTCTGGGCGAACAAAGGGTTCTTAGCCCAAGGTGTAGTTTCAAAGGGGTTGTCAAGAGCAATGACGGGCAGAACGCAGAGTAATCCAATCAATTTTAACCATTTCATTTTTATTTTCATTATAAAAATAAAAATTATTTTCAGTTAAATTATTTATTTAAAGAATTGTCATGTTAGATTTGATATATTTAAAAGTTTTTATACTGGAAACCCGTTGAAATCACATGTATAAACACGAGACAACAGAGGATCAGGGCGTCCCTTATACTTCCATGAACAGCTCATCTTGCAGCAGTCCTGGTACCCTGTCATACAATTCTTGTTCCGGCAGAAGATATTGAATTGATTCCGCACATTTGGGTATGGCAGATTGGCCTCATCGGTCCGCCTGAGGCCGGTGGCCTTGGTCAAACTTTCGGGGCACCGGATCTGGACGGAATCCGTGGAAAAAAAGTTCTGGTGGAAAAACATAATGTTTGCGTACCAGCACGCCTGTCGCAGCACATCATCCTTGAAATCATTGCCCCTCACCAACCTGCCACACAATCCCCACACTCTGTCATAATCACTGGAGAGCATCCGCAACCCTCCCCCATAACAATTGCCATCTGGCGTCCAATCGTCAAAAAAACTGTTAAACATCCCCACGGCACACGCCCCCCCCTGACAAAAACGAGAATGACAATCCTGATTACAGGCCGTATAGTAGCCGAAGCCACCCGCCCCCATGTGCACATCAAACTGACCTGGCACCACATCAAACCCTGTATTGGTGATTTGTAGAATCAATTGGCGGTTGAGGTAAGTGTCGTTCCAATGGAACTGGGGATTGCCGAGTTTCACCTGGTAGCATTTCCCACAATCGTCGTCGCTCCGTGTGGCGGCTGTGCCGTAAAAGAAATCTCGGCCCAATCCATCGCGTTCTGCCGCCAGCAACAAATCTGATGAGAACAACAACAAATGGGGGCACGAAAACCCAACATTCCATGGGTCGGTTGGGTTGCCGTGGCACGCGCTGGGGTACTCGTAGTCGCCATGCGGTTTCAGGATAAGTTCTGTGTAGGGCACATCCGGGTAGATGGTGTAGGTTGTCGTGTTCTTATAACCCCAATCCCATAAGGACGGACCGAGAATCTGTGCTTTCACACAAACAAATCCCATCATAAACCCCAGATTTTTATAAAATTTCATCCTTTATCTTTTCAAAAAATTTAAAATCTTTAAACCATTTTGATTTACACCTTCCGGCATTTAAAATGTTAATTATTTTTAATGCCTTCTTACAAATATGCCTCACAAATCCCCCGATTTCAAACTTATTGCCGTCCAGCACTATCTTCACTCCTCTCACAACCTTTTAGAAATCTGCAACATTTTTCATTGTCATCTTATGACCCTCTACCGATGGGTTAATCACTACCTCAAGTATGGCTCTTTTGAACGATTACATCGCCCAACATGTTCTTACAAAATCCGTAAGGTTCATGTCGCCGAAGCTCTCCATTTTCTCTCCTTACACAAAACCGTTTCTATTCCTGCGCTTCATGCTTATCTTCAATCTAAGTTTGACGATTACTCTATTACCGATGACCATCTACGACGGGTCATCCGTGATAATAACTTCACAAGAAAACGAACTCGTCATGGACACTATCCTAAGATGAGACATAAATCTCCTACTGATAGGAAGGCTGATCTTCAAGCTTTTTATTCTGTTGTCTCTACCTTTCCCATTGATAAGATCGTCTCTATTGATGAAACTTCCCTTACCCCTCGGCTTCAACAAGAAAACGAGGAACTACAGCGTCAAGTCCAACCGCAACAACAACAGCAGCAACAACAACAACCTAGTCGTAACGATTGGCGATACTATAATATGAGAAATGGTGCACGCGTTCGTCATATAACAGCAAGGGGGCATCGGTGGAAAGGAGTTTATAACTATAAATAATGTGGTTGAATGTAATGGAAACCAGTATATTTCTCCATCTCGATTTGCACGACAACATAATGTCGAATATGCTCCGTACCGCGTTCCGAATGATGATGGGAAGGGATGTACTATTATGCGTAATGGTGAATGGACTAAATTGAGTTATTTCCCATAAAAAGCACACCAACAAGAAGATGTTCTGTTCTAATTGATTCCCAATGGGAATCAATTATCTTTTATGTAAAGTTATGGTCAGTATCTAAAGAATTAATCCTTAGATCTAAAAGAATGCGTCTCAAAAAAGACCTTTACCCTAAAGAACAAATGAATGTTAAAATGGATCTTGTTAAGATTCTTGGGTTGCATCAAGATCCTTCTATCGTTCTGTATGAACTTGATAGGGATACTGATATGCTTAACAACATACAATCTCTTGTCCCTTCCATCCGGAAATATTTTGCTTACGCTTCCATTCCTGGCGTTCTTGAGCCCTACCGCTATAATCGCCCTTATCTCAGTATTATTAAGAACCTCTTGAAAGATATGTACTCTATAGAGTGTAAGGATATCATGTTCCGCCTTCGTGATGGAAATAAGGTCAGGACAACGAAATATATTTTCTCTCCAAAATGATCTAAAGACAGCCAATTTCTATTAATAAAAGTCAATGCCCGATGTCCCCGAACAAATGAAACCCGCACGAGTGCCTCCCGACAAGCCAGAGTTCCATTGTATCAAGACCAGCTTGAAGTCCGTCGCCCGTAATCCTCTCGTCATCTCCAAACTCAATGATGTCGTACAAATGTCCCACAAGATCGTCGTTCACACCCTACAGTTTATCAAGTTGTATCTTATCGATCACTATGACCGCAATCTTCCATTTCCTATCATTGATAAGCCGTTCGTTGTTGCTGTCATGAAAACCTTGTGTCAAGAACCCGCTTCCGGTCGCCCTCCTTCCGCACAAATCCAAACTCTCAAAGACGAGTTGTCTTGTTTTTATTACGCTTATTACAAGCATCTTCAAGTGGATGACCTCCATTATCAACATATGAATACGGTTCTTGATTATCTCGCCATTGATATTGTGACGATGTATGAGAACAACATCAAGCAACATTTCTTTGAGTATGTGGAACGCTATGTCAATGTAGCATGGAAGAAGAAAGAATTATGTGATTGGATTAAACAACATAAACCTTACATTACAAAAGAGAAGATGGTTTCTAACTTGTGTGGAAACCTAAGGAAAATCAAGAATGACTTGCTATCGAAAACCAGAACATCCAAATGGTTCTACCATAAATGGATAGATCAGGTCTCAACTCAAATATTTCCTCAACGGGAATACAGAGAAAATAATATCTATTATGACATCCAATGCACACCGCAAGATTATCTTCCATATATGTTCTATATGATGAGGGAACTTGAGAAGGATGGGGTGAAACTCAATAATGTCTGCCCACTACGAACGGATATGGTACCAAAACATGTAAGGATAGATACAACCAGTTTGGTCCATATCTGTCTAACAGAAGAACAAGGAACAAAGGAAGAGTTCCTAACTAAAGGAAACCTTGTGAGGATGGAAGACAAGATTTGGGGGTTCTTCTTCAAGACCGAGAAGAAATGTTTCCGCCTGTCAGACGAGCATGGTTATACATTCCACAACATGATCTCTACCGATGGAGTATCGTGTAGCATTGTATTAATAAGGAAAGACCTGACAGGGAAATCGAAATTCAGGATAAAACCGAAGAAAACACCATTCAATGAGAAGTATATAGATGAGTTGGAAGAAGAAGAATATATTGAACTTCAAATGAAGAATATTGTAGGTGTGGACCCTGGGATTTCAGATCTTCTTCATTGTGTGAATAGTGATCAAAAGGATAACATCTCTAAATTCAGGTATTCTCAGGATCAACGCCGTCAGGAGACCAAGTCCAAGAAGTATCGGGATGTTGTCCTTTCTTGGAAGGAAGAAATTGTCGGTCATCAGGATGTGGTTCATTGGGAAACTGAATTGAGCCACTTCAACAAGAAAACCCTTGATTTTGGACGATTCCAAGAATATATTGAGAAGAAGAATGTTGTCAATTACAACCTACAAGAGTTCTACCAGAAATACATGTTCAGAAAGTTAAAATTGGGTGGATATATCCTACGACAAAGGACAGAGTCAAGGATGATGAACAGGTTCAAGAAAATATTTGGGTCTTCTGATAAAACGATCATAGCGATCGGGGACTTCGAACAGAAACAACACAAACGCTTCAAGGAAGCAACGAAAGGGAAGGGGTTTCGTTCCTTATTACGAAGACATGGATACAAGGTGTTCATTGTAGATGAGCACAAGACAAGCTGTAGATGTGCAAATTGCGGACATGAGACCAAGACATTCCGTTGGTGTCAAAACCCGAAATACTGGAAAGATAATATCATCAAGAGACATGGGCTACTGCGTTGTAAGAACGATTGTGGGCTATGGAATAGAGATACAAATGGTGCGATCAATATCTGGAAAATTGCTGTATCAGCAATAGGAAGGAGAGAAAGACCAGAATATCTCAGAAGAGCCATAAGCTCAATCAGTGGAGTTGCATCGACATCCACGACCCCTAATTTACACGAAGATCCATTAACATTTTAAATGCCGGACGGTGTAAAGATTAAAAAATATCAGAACCCATCAAGGCGCCCGAGCACAAAGCAATCTTGCTTCCATAAAAAATATCTTTTGAGTTTAGATAGTCATTGAAATTACCATCGGTTGCCCTCCGGAAACCATTCTCTCTGAAATATTCAATCAGGTTCTTGGCACCATCAAGTGTTACAATGTAAGCGAGAGAACAAGGATTGAGTGTTTTTTCGAGTTTGCACACATATTTTTGTTTCGTCTCATCATGACAATTGATCTTGTTCAGCTTTTTATCCTCCAGGGGAATCGGCTCAAAGTAAGCACCCGAACCTGCTGAATGGAATCCAATGTTTATCATTTCCGCATCCTTCGGCACATCCCCCAACACCTTTTCAAGGTGCTTATTAAAGTCCTTCTTGAACACCACATCATCCTGGAGGATAATAATGTTCTGGTAGTTCTTTTCCACCATCTCTTTCAGGATGTAATAGTGGCTCAATTGGTTCCCCATGAGGGCATTCTTATTGGGCGCATCCCTGAAATCGCTATTCGCAAACATGGCCAATTCTTCCTTGGTGAATTTGTGTGTCTTCCCATCAATCCCCGGGAATCGCACCACCTTTTCATAAGGGATCTTCTCATCATAAACCTGTTTCAAAACATGCTGTTTCCGGTCGGGCCTGCGATCCATATTGATGTAGTAGATCTTGTCAATTGTCAATTTGTTTTTGGATGTGAAAAAGTCAATCGAAGAATCTTGACACAAAAAGAAAAAGAAACAAACAAGGAGCAAAATAATGACAACTATCCATATCATTTTATAATATAAATTATAAAATAAATATTATTACAAAACCGGCAAAGCCACAATGGCATTGACATTCTTCATTTGATCATTGGATAAATCAGCACGAAGAACATCATAAAAAATTGTTCCAATCATTTCCGCAAACCTGATCTTGGCATGCAAGGGTTTTGTTATATAATCGCGATAATCCATGACCCAGTGGTCCATACCAGGCAACAGGCAATCCACCATAGAATACCAGAATTTAAATGATGATTTATCGGAATCCATCAAAACCTCAATATGACTCTCGTATCGGTTGCTGTATTTTAAGTAGATCTGTTCCTTGAATTTCTTGGCCCCCTCAATTGTCTTGTGGATCCTCGATTCTTCCTTGCCCCAGTGATCGTAATAAATCATGAGAGCTTTTATCTTCAATGTGTCGTCCATTTCTCTGTCAAAAAAAAAGAATCAATTAATTAGTGATTTGCTTATAAAACATTTTCTTTTACTTTTTATAATTCATTTTTCACATCAAAGGAGAGCCACAATCGCATCGACAGACAAGACATTTTCATAACTAAAATCATTGGCATAAATCAAATCCGCCGTGTCCTCATTGCTCAGGTTCAGGTTGTCCTCCAGCAGTATTTTACGATCAAACAGTATTTCTTCTTCTTCATAAAAATCATCCTCCAGTAAAGGTTCAAAACAACCCCCCAAATCTTGTAAAAAAATCTCGACAAATTCCGTCCAGAGAAAATGGACCTCCTCATTACAGAGATAATAGAACATTTTCTTTAAACCATTTTCAATTGTATTTTCTTCAGTCTGGAAACGGGTCTTCAGCAATCCAATTGTCTTGTCCAGCCCACGAACAATTTTTCGAGCACCAATCTCTTCTTTTCCCCAGTGATCATAATAAATCATCAAGACCTTTATTTTCAGTATATCATCCATTCCTTTTCTTTCTACGACATTTATTTTTTTATATTATCGTGTATGAAAAGCAACGCTGTGTAGCGACTACCAGTGGATGGATAATAATACTCCAACAACCATGGTTTCTTGTCCAATAAATCCTTCCAATACCGCATTTTTATTTCAATTATTTTGTTTTTAGATTAATTATTTTGTCTTGATAACAATATCACTGACAACAAAGACAATCATAAAGACAGCAACAGCAATCTTGTAGCTGGAATACCCACGCACCAGAGTGGTTGCTGGTGTAATGTCGTTATAACCCATTGTGGAAACAGTCGAAAAATTGACATAAACAAAATCAACAAACATCCCCCCGATGTCTTTATGGATTTTCCCAATAAAATTCTGGTGGTTGTCCAGATAACAATAAATATCGATACATGTAAAGGACAAGATATAAAAAACATACATCATGGAATACATATAGAAAGAATACCATATATGCTGAGATTTATAAATATTGTAGGACAAGTAAAACAAAAGAACTTGTCCCAATAAACCCAAAAACAAGAAGTAATATTTAAATTTATCAAGAGGTTTTTTGGCAAAACCTAAAAGTATAATAACAACAACAATATAAAAAATTGCCAGAATATTGTGTGCTTTACGGAACATTTTCTTTTTTTAATAATTTAAAGAAGAAAAAAAAATAGAAAAATACATGATAAATTTACACAAGGTAAAAGTTTATGTTATATCACCAGGAATAGGAAAATACGAAAAAAGATTAAAAACCACACTGGAAAGATTACACCAGGCAGGATTCGAAGACATCGAACACGTGCCAAGTGTACCCGACCCGAGCCACACAAACAGTCTGTCCAGAACAAACCTTTTGATTTTTGAAAAGGAAAAGAACAAAACAGAACCCTTCATCATCATTGAGGATGACATCAAGATTGAGGATTTTATCATTGACGATGAAAGATGGAACCTTAACGTTCCACCAGATGCCGTTGCTGTCTATTTGGGTGTGAGTTTATGGGTTTATCCTTATGAATACCACACATTAGGGTGTGGGAAACATATCCGTTTCATCACAAAAAACGATGCCATATCCCATGATGATCGTCTTGTCAGGATAAAGGGGATGACGAGCGCCCATGCGGTACTGTATATCGATCGAAAATTTTTACAGACACTCTCTTTGTGTATCCAATCCTATTTGAAATTATTCACAGCCCACGATCTCGTCCTTGCGACCCTCCAAAAATACTTTCCCACATATGCTTTAAAAACCCCATTATTTTATCAAGATGTCGCAGAAGGTGGCCAACAATTGATGACAAGACTTGTGTGGAAGAACAATGAATTTTTCTTGTTGGTGTAAACAATTTTATTCTTATTTTTTTCCAAGAATAAAATTTTATACAAAACTACCTATGATAAATCCTCATCGGTCAGCAAATCCACACCAAGGTACTTGATGAACGAATCCTCATCATTGTTGTTGTCAAGACCCGCATCACGCCGCGCCTTCATGTACTTCTCCTTGTACTGTTCTCGGTATTCTGGATTCTCCTTCTCGGTCTCGGCAATCTTTTCATTCGTGGTCTTGATAAGGTCGCGCATCTGTTCGCACTTCTTCAAGGTTTCTTTATAAGTCCATATCAACTGGGCTCGTTTCACCTGATCCGTAATGTAAACATCGTAAGGGTCTTCTGGCAGATTCTCTTTGGCCCTCTTGGATTCATCGAGCAGTGTCTGTTCCCTCTCCTGCATCTCCTTGATCTCCTTTTCTTCATCCCTTTTCTTGTTCAAAATATCCTCACTGATCAAACGGACAGTCTTGGTCTTGACATCAATCGTCTTGATCTCCTCCTCAAATCCACTCTTGTTCGTCACTGGAAAAGGTCTCCCCACATATGCGTGAAAGATCTCGTGATAAGAATCATAGTCCTTGATCAGTTTCTCGGCGTGTTCATTTGCCATCTCTTCATTCGCAAATACCCCCCTTACTTTTGCCATACCATACCACCCATCCTTATCAGGGCTTGCCCCCTTTGACGGAACAAAAGAAAAAAGCACAATCTTCTGCCCCTTCAATGAGGGGTCCGCATACTGGCGATCCACCTGGGTGAATGCCTTCTTGTTCAGTGCGGATAACGCGGCATTCAAATCCTCTCCCTCCAATGGAGGATGTGTGGGCTGCCTGATGGGTCTCTCAGGGCGATCCGCGGGTGTTGCCAGTGAATCATAATCCATTTTCTTTTATTTATTATTTCATCCCATTCCTTTAGATCAAATTTGTCTAATCAATCTTGAAATAGGAACCCATTTTTTTTAGGAACGAATAAGGAAACACCCACATATGACTGGTTGGAAGCAATTGTGTATTGGAATGTTTCAAACGAAACATTGTATAGTTCCCCAATCCATAATGGGATGTCTCGGCCTCGTCATGGTTATAAAACACATTCTCAACCAGGCACACATATTCGTAGAGAACAGAACCAATCATGATTGATCCCACATACCACAACAACCTATTATTCACGAACATGATCAGGAAACAGAGAATGGACCTTGTAAAAGAATAATAATTAAATTCAACAAACCCCATGAATTCGTATATAAAACTCTTTAAACAATGATCATACCATAACCCCGAATTCTCCAATTCATCCGCAATACACAAGGAAGTATTGTGCAATACACCTAATGAAATCATGCTTTGGAATGAGCATTCTGAAAAATATGCCGCATACAGGACAAGAGGAAACCATAACCACATGCACATTCTACACCAATAAGTATCAAAAACATTTTTATCAGGAATTTCAACATAAAACATAATATCCAAGAGTGGTATAACAAAAAAGAAAACAAACCACATCGCATAATGTTCGTCAAGCACCACCAGGGTCAGTAAAAAATACGGCAACAAAAAACCCACATCCATTTTTATTTATTGAATAAAAATGTATTCATTTAGATCATTAAGAGCTTAAAGGTTTGGTTGTGATTAATGTGAGTTTTTGACACCGAATAAACAAGAAAATCAACATAATCAAGAGAATCATAATAATAATATTATAAAAGGGGGTGTAATTGCGGTAAAATTTGCTACAGATAGGGCAATCAATGATATGATCGGCAATGACAATACAATGGATACTCCGGGGGGAAATATAACTACTGGATGTCTTGAATTCATTCTGGTCGTCGTACGCCTGATTGACGGGCTTGTATGACTTGCTGACACTGATATTATTGTTGCTCGCACCAAGCAGATTGGAAGAAGATGGGATTTTGTATGCTGGTTTTTCATTCTGTTGCTGTTCTTGGGGTGTGTTTTCTCTCAACTCAAAGAATTCGGTTGTATCCAATTTTCTTTTTTTAGGCACATCATAAATCCGTTGCATAATAAAATTGTTATTTTATTATACAATAATTATTAATAAAATTTTTTTTTACTTTACAATCCTATAGGCGATGGATCCATTTTTCCGTTGGATCTTGATAATATCCCCGCGGCTGAAATAAAAATACTTGGCAATAACATCGGTCCGCAGCAAAATAGGAAGCAGGTGAACCTGATCGATTGGGATCTCAAGGTCATTCTTGCTGATCTTGGTGTGGGGAGAATACAAACGGTGTCGAGTAGGATTGAATTGTAATTCCCTTTTTTCAAACAACTCCATTGTATAGTCCTGTAGGTGCTCAATTGCCTTCTTGGCCGAGGATGTGATAATGTTCTGGTACACAATAATAACATGTTTGAGCCGGTGCTGTTGTAATTGGTAGATTGCGTATTTTACACCCTCGATATTAAACTTTTCCGAATGGCACGTATAAATCATAATATGAGATTTATTGTCTTTTGTCGAACATACTGAAATTGAATCGATATCAATCCAGACCACATACCCACGGTCTGTCATCATCTCTTTGATTGTTTCGATACACCTCTCCCAACTCATTCCTTCTTTTTCTTTTCACCAAGCAGCCAAAAATTCAATTTTGATAAATCAATTTGGAAAAATAAAACATTTAGAATAAAGAAACATTATGACAACTCTTCTTACTTGGCAAGATAATAAACAAATCCAGATTTTTCCTTGGGACACCACACAATTACTCCTCCACCGTATCAGTCGTGTTGAAAAAGTCCCCTTGACCTACATCCAGGTCAAACAGGATTTTTCTAAACTCATCCGTGATATTTCGTGGGGTGAAGATGATACCGACATTGCCATTGATGTAAGCAATCTGGCAAATGAATGGGAAACCGCAGATATAATCACAACAATGAAAAAACTGGAAAATGATGAAAAGGTGCTCAAGTTGTTTGTGAGGTATAAAACCGAACGCGGTGAGATTGACGAACAGCTCTGGGACACCCTTTTCCGCTATGATTTTCAGGATATTTCTTTTGAGGACTGGCAAGAACAAGTAAAACAGATGAAATCCGAAGAGAAACAACAAGAAAAAGAAGCCCACAAGACGTCCAGATTATTCCTGGAACTCTCGACCGAAGAACAAAAGGATATTGTTGGTTGGAAGAGCGAGAAGCACAGGATCCTCGTCCAGGTTGAGGACCTGCGAACAATCGAGGAACTCTTTGTGGGGCTCAAACTGGAAGAATGGAAACTTGCCCTTTTTCACCAGAAAGTATTTGAATGGGGTGAGAAGGAAAAATGGATTGTCAAGATGAAGAGGATGAAGGACCCCTCGATTGGTACAATCATCAACGAGATCCAAGAAACAAGGACCAATATGGAAACGGGCATCTACCTTTATCACCAAGACCTCGAAACACCAGTATTGATCCAAAACTCATCTGAAAAGAAGAACACGTACGATATCGAGCTTGAATCCAGCAATGATATTGTTGAAATGATCCTGGGTGCGATTGGGGTGAGCAATGTGAGCAAACAGACAGACATTGGTATGGTGGGCAGTTTCATATTCCCCCAGCTGTATATTGACATGGCTCTTTTTCAGGATATGTGTATGAACGACCCTGTTTTCTCGCATTTCCTTTACGTGAATGAATTGAAAAAAGCAACCTACGATAATGTCATTGGGGTCAATTTCAAGCAAGACATGAAGGATATTCTTGAGATGGAGACCATAAAAAATTATGATTTCAGTATCAAAAACACCCACCGCCAGAGTGGATTCCAGGTATCGGTTTCCCTCCACACCCCACTCCCTGAAAAATACCTTTCTGTTTTCTTCCTTTTTATGAAACAAATCATTGGCAGGTTCGTAAGAAAAAGAGAAGAACTGATTGCCGAATACACCAAATTTATCCCACAATTCAAAGCATCACTGGAAGCAACAAAAAAATTATTGGTAAAGAATATCAAGGCAACCACACGACCCGAGTACGTTTCAAAATACCCTCGTATGTTTGTCAGGAATCTTTACAGTGTCATTTGCCAGAAAAACCTCCAACCCATACTCATCAAGGAAGAAGACACGTACAATCTGCCCAAAGAGAGCTACATCCATTTTCCAACCCAACCCATCGCGGAGATCAACCCGGAATACTACCACTGCCCCAATACAGATTACCCATACGCAGGTTTGAAAGATATGAATCTGAGTGGAAAAGATGTTTTTATCAACCTGGCGCCGTGTTGTTTCAATTCCCCCCAGGACAAGGAAAACGAGCGCAAACTATCCAAACTGAGGACCAAGGACGATGTGGAAGAAGAAGAAAAGGAAAAGACCGTGTCCAAAACCAACATTATTTCTGGAAAATTTATTATCAAATACCCAGGACAATTGGGCACGATCCGCCCACCCTCGATGAACCGCTTTTTCATGGCATACGACCCTTTTGCTGATTATTTTCGTGTGGGTGTCTCCCAATCGCCCTCTTCCCTGATCGGGTGTATGATGATGCGACGGAACATGATGGGTGTCAGCACACCCTACAATGAAAACGATGTTCGTGTCAAGATTTCAGAAGACAATGATTGTGTGAATGCGTGCCTCCAGGAGAACCCTGGGCTGGATGCGGAACAGATCAGGGCCGATATGGCCAACCCCAATGTCTATTTTGATCCACGCAGGTTCTACAGGGCAATCGAATTGTATTTTGGCGTCCGTGTTCTGGTCTTTTTCAAGGAACAAGAAATAGATGCGGAGGATGCCGATCTTTTGCTCCCATTCTCCATGCGCACCCATTACACAAACCATTCGGGCCTTCCCTTTACAATTGTCTTTGAACACTGGGGTGGCAAGACAAATATTTTATCCAAATTCAAGCACCCCCATTGCGAGCTTGTGGGTTTCAAGACCTTTACAGAATTCTCCATGCGTTTTGACTTTAGCCCCAAGGGCATCTTCCAGTTGCTCGACAATGTCATTTACCCCTTTGATGGCAACCAGCAGATCCAGTCCTTTTACAGGAAGGAATGCTGGTTCTTCCGGCACATTATCGGGCAGACACCCGACCCCCTCGGGAAAGTGAGGTGGCTCCATTTCCAGTATTACAATCATAATTTTTATGCGGAAATCTACCCACCACTTGCCATCCAGGACGATGTAAGTGTGGGAGAACTGCCTGATGAGATACCCATTGTCAATGCCAGATTATTATTGAAATTCCTGAACAAGTTTGACAGGTGGGAAAAAATCCATATCCCCGATCCAGATGGAGATGTTGTTTATTGGACTGTCTCACAAGACAATGCCCTATGGAAGAGTTTGGAAGAAAATTCCAGATTGCGCCTCACCTTTGTCTGCCGACTGGAAACCCCACAACCCGAAAACATCATGGGGCGGGACGAAACCCTCCAGGATTATATCAAAACAACAGCACCCGACAGAATGCTGTTCAAACCACAACAGGCACCACAGAACCCCATCATCCACCACAACGAAAAAATTGTCAATATCCTTGCGCAATTGTGCGTTTCAGGTTTCTCTTTTTTCTTGGAAGAAAACAATGTGAGACGGGAAGCAACCGATATGGACGTCCTTATTGACACCTTTTTTCAGCAGAAAATCAAGGTGGATCCACTCTTTCTCTACCCAGAATCGATTGACTACAACAAGGAGGACTACAAGGGTTTCATGTCTGGGAAAAAGATTGTTCTGCCCTCCCAAAGGTTCAAGGAAAAAATTATGTTCCACCTCCGATGGTTGATGTTCTACCAGCCCCAATACCTATTTGACCCAGAAAGAACTCGGGTGAATCTTTTCCAGGACATTGCCGATTTCTCAATCGCAGATCCAAAATATTATTATTGTGCCCTGAATGAGGTGCTGAATGTCCTGAAATATTCTGTGGAAGACCTCTATGAGATTACGGATATGGCCATTGAAGAATTACCCAAACTAAGCAAAAAACTCCGTGATTTATATGTTATTTGGTACAACCAGAAAATCTCACCTTATCCTCACCCCTCCATTGTCATCCTCTACAAATCGATCGACAAGACAAGACAAGCCATCAACATATGGAGGGACGAGCACAGGATCACGACAGATGCGATGCTGGTCGAGACAGAAGAAACAATGGAACCATTGTCTGTTTATAACTGGGACGAGGAACAAAAAATCTGGAAGAAACCAGAAAACATTGATGAAGAAACAATACCCATGTTCCGTGCCAAGACCAAGGATAACGAATATTTACTGTTCTTCCCAATGAAATAAATTTTTCTTAAATGAAAATACTTCCCAAAAACAAAAAAAAATATCATTGAATATTTTTTTCAAAATTGATTTTTTTTTGTGATGCTTCTTTTTTAAATCAAAAATGAATACAACAAGGACAGGAGATTTCAATCAATCAGGGATTATCGCAGAGTGGATGAGGATTTTCTGTATCGATGGAGTTGCTCATTCATTCCCCCTCTTTATACGACACTACACCATCAACCCAACAGAAGAAGAAGAAAGAATTGATTGTTCCCTTATCAAAAGTTAAAGATTTTGAAAATCTAAAAATTTTTTTGAAAAAAGAGAATATCCACTATGAAATTAAATAAAAAAGATTTGTATTCGCTTTAAAAATACAACGTTTATTGTAGGTTATAGATAGTAAATTTAATATCAGCATATTTAAAGTGATTTAAAAAGAAGAATTTTAGTGAAATCATCTTTTTAAATATTTTTTAAATAACTTTCTAACGGAGTGCTTGTTGTTGTTGTTGGGATTTGGATTTCTTTTCAGTCAGGGTAAGGAATTCAATATCCTTGGACTTGGCAAACTGGTCCCAGATCTCCTTGGGCACATCCTTCTTGTGGATGATGGAACGATTCTGGACGCTCTGTTTGACCTTGAAAAAGTCATTCTCATACTTGGTGATGTTGTTCCTGATCAAATATTGTTTCATGATTTTCTTGTAATTGTCCATCTTCTTTTCCAGGGTTGCGACAGTGTTCCGGGCATCCGCCCATTTTTCCAGCAATTGGTCAATATCCACATTCATCTTTTCTTTCTTTTCAAAATTGAAAAAAAAATTTGTTTTTTCAAAATTAAATCAAAAGATGAGAGTCCATTACAACAAATTGATCCAGACCGAAATCCGCCAGCTAAGAAAGTTCAAGGAGCAGGCGGAGAAGAGGAGTTCTCCCGAGAACATTGCCCGTTTTGAAAACAAGATCAAGGAATTGGAGAATGAACTTGTGGAGGAAACTCCCCGCTACTTACAATACATCAAGGAACAACAAGAAATCATCAAGCTCCAGAGCAAGCACCAGAACGACAAGAACCTCCAATCCGCAACCGATGCCGAAAACAAGGAGAAGCTGGATGAATTCTACAAACAGGAAAACCGATTGAGAAGAAACGACCGGATACTCCAGCACCAAATGAAGAAGGAGTATGAGTGGTTGTGCAGACAGGATGAAAGATTGCCCGATTACATCCGCACCAACCTCCAGAAGATGCCAAACAACAAGGGCTACATATTCCGTGGGATACACTATTACGGAGCACTCCCAGCAGAGAAGAATAACGACCTCCTCATAATGTTTGAACGCCCACCTGGTGTGGCAGACATGCTGATCCACGAGATAAAACGGGGTCATTACTACAAGATCCTACAAAAAAGCAAGAATGGATCCAATGTGCTTATATCAGAAAAGAAACTGTAAATCCAATATTTGTGTTGAATCAAAAAAAAAACATGAAAAAATATTGGATTATTTACTTACTAATGTCGATATTGAATTTGGGGTTGATGTAATAATTGGGAAACATGTCCAGTAATTTCGACAAGCATTTTAGGAAATAACTGGGTTTCCAATCCTTTAGTTTTATATTGAGATCCGTCATCCGAATGTCCATATCGTTGTAATGTTTCCAATCGGTATTGATCCGTTTGTGTGCTTCTTCTTTCAATGGAATGGAAGAGACCATTTCTGTAATAATAGTGGACAATTTTGGTTTCATACTGGGACGATCCTGGATCAACGTGTCGAATGAAAATCTCAAAAAATCATTCCGCAGGTTGTTGAAAAAGTCCAACTCGATAAAGTCATACTGATACCGATAAAAGGGATTCCGGGCAATCAACAAGAGACCAGTAAAGATGTTGGGATTATGACGATTGAACCAATGATTATCAAAATCAACAGAAACAAGGGACATGTGCCCCATCTCATACAAATCCAGCAAATGAAAATTACATTTTCCAAACGTGTAATGATCATTGTACAGAATTGTTTCAATTGAAATCTTTTCATTGGGGAAAAGAGATTGAAGCATAGAAAACACAAATTCAAGGTTTTCGGTCTTCTTTTCAAAAGAGACCTCGTGTTTATACTTGTTGATCCTCTCAATCAATAGAGGGGGGTTTTTGTGATCCTGTATAAAATTGAGAATCTCGGTATGGTTCTTGCGTGTCTTGTAGAGGGTTCCAACCATGGGTTCATTCTTCGTATGACAATAAAAAACAATATAATCATCCTTGAAAGAAAACTTTATAAAATCGATAAACATGACATAAGAAGAGCCCAGAACGGGAACACGAAATGATAGAGTATCCATTTGCTTAATAGAAAAAGAAGGCACACTCAAAATCATTTTTCTATTGTTTTTTAGAAAAAAATTAATCCTATAGTAAAGGGATATGAAATATTCTCAAGACATATCAGGTATTATTTGTATTTTTATTATCATTGTTATCATTATTTTCTTTATGCTGACACGTATTATTGAAGAATTCAAAAAAGAAGACCCAATGCTCCACAGGATCAGGAATAAGATCAGGCCCCTTCACCCAGATATGGTGGATAATATTATCCTTCTTGAGGACACAAAATCCTACACCATCAACAAGAAGAAGGTTTACCTTTGTTTGAAGGACGAGAATGGTGATTATTACGAAGACAACATGCTCGTCTTTGTTGCCATCCACGAATTGGCCCACGTCCTCTGCGACGAGATTGGGCACACCGACAAATTCCAGAGCATCTTCCAGGACCTCCTGAACAAAGCAACCGATCTCCAGATATACGATCCTTCGGTTGCCCCCATCCAGAACTATTGTGAGTATTAAAAAAAAAATGATTTTGAAACACAAATATTTAATAGAAAAAAAGAAAAATGTCAAGAATCTTTGAGAGCATCCGGTCCCAGATTGAAGACGTCCTCTTCCAGTGGAACCAGAAAGAAAACGAATACCTTGCGAGCATCCAGCAATTAAAAGAGGACAATAACGAACTTGTTGTTGTTATTGCCGACCTCAAACAGGAACTGGAGTTCATCCAGAAACAATTTGACGAATCCCAATCCAAAGAAAAGACACTCCAGTTTGAGCTGGAAAAGCTGAAAACAGACCAGGCAATGTTCAGAAGTAATGCCAAAGCCAACAAGAAATGGCGTTTTTTCCTTTAACATTGTCTTCCAGTTGTATACAGAAGGTATTGTCTCAAATCGTGCATTCCGTATGCCTGGTCGGGTATAGAAAGAGGATTGATGGGGAACGAACAAACAGCATCCATGTCAATAAAGATCTCATTATTGTTGACCTGGTACCCTTCGGTTGTCCCGTCATAACGATTTGGGTTATTCATATCGACAGTTTCAATCTGCCACCAATTATGGTTCATGACATAGAAATAACCATCCAGGTAAATATCGGAGAATTGCTGGTCCCCAATAAAGGGGCCGGCAAACCCCAAACTGAGGATGGGTGGTTTGTTGTATTTTTTCCAGAGGTAAATGCCCATAAACAATTGGAGGGACCCCCCGAGTGAATGACCCACCGTCGCAACATCATTGTAGATAAACCCCCAATCCTTGATCTGGGTTATGAGGGAAAGGAATGCCTCCTGGAACCGATCGTGGACTTTCCCCTGGCATTTGGGGAAGAATGAACATTTTGTCATTTTCCTGTTGTTGTGGATGTTCTGCCCGTCGGGCGTGGATTGTGTGGGACGAAAAGAAAGCACTGTCAGGTTGTAATTCAATGATTGATAAATCCTCATACGGGTGTCGTATTTCCCAGAAATATCCTGAACAATCGTATAATTCCCACACACACCCTCTATAATGGACCCGTCATTCGCCCACGAGACCGCATCGGCAAGCATCCCCATTTCATTAATAAACCCATTCGTGCGCATCCAAGTCGGGCACTCTCGGTAAGGCACAGCGGAAACAATCACCATCAACAATTGGCAACTTGTCAATAACCACTTCATAATTTCTTTATTTAATGACTTGTTGTCTTTAAGCAAAATAAAGAAATGAATTACACCAAAAAATCATGGACACCAGAAGAAGAGAATGAGATGCTGGTCTCAATAAGAAAGGGTGAGAAATTTGACAAGATTGCCATGCGACACGAAAGGACACCCAATGCCATCAAACTCAGGTTTGGGATGGTGTGCAAGAAAGAAATCGAAAACACATCAAAAAGCATGGAGGATATCTGCCGAGAATACCACATCAACGAACAGCAGATCGTCCGTTTTATCAATGACCTTGAAACCATCCAGAAAAAAAATCAAACCACGCAATCGCATCATTCTTTTGACCCGGCAGACATCACCATTGTCAAGGAAGAAATTCTGGTCATTAATGAAAAACTTGACAAGATTTATAAACACGTTAAAAAGATGATGGAAATGATGAAAGCGGATCACAGCCCAAAAACACGAACAACACGATGATTGGGGTTGGCTTGAAATTTCTTTCCAAAATACTCCCAGTTATTCCTTATGTTTAATTTCGATCGCACAGAAGGATCTTCTGTTATATACCATTGATTATCCAGAACATACCTTTTTTGAACATTCTGGATAAATTTTACATTTAAAAAATTGTTAAAATACTGATCAATAAATCTGTTTTTTTTCTGGAATTCTTTTTTAATCTCCTCCAATTCTTTATCCTGCTGGAAAGAAATTTTTTTCAAAATCTTGGAAAAAAGAAACGATGTATTCTTTGTCGCCTGTCGTTTCCGTCTTTCCTCCTCTTCCGAATAGATCATTTTTATACTGAAACTCCCCAGATTCTGTCCATCATAAATATCGTACAAAAAGTTGAAAAGATCCTGTTCCTTATCGTGGCGAAGGACCTCGTGCTTGTTTCCAAATTTTTTCAGAGTTTTTTTGTCCAATTGAGTCCTTCCAAAATCCGTGATAAAAACACAAATCCCATCGACTGGAACATGAAAAACACGACCCTCGATCCGGTATTCATAAACATCATTCTTGTCATAACCAGATATTATGAAACATAAAATATTCCGCACAAACAGGTCATTATGGATAAAATCGGGAAACCTAAGCTGGATAATATTGATGGTAAAAATAATCTGGAACAGGATACGATCCAGTTCCGCAACCAACTCTTTTCTGGGAAGGAACGAGATCCTTTCAATCTCGGAAGCCAGAGTATGGGGAATGAAAGGAGATTTCGCAACATAGAGACCCTTCTGGATACGAGTGGGTATGTTCCTGTACAAATAAGAACAGGGCTTATCAACAAATTTACTGGAGTTTATATATTCCAACACAGAAGGACATTTCCGGAAGAATGAATTGATAGGATAATAAAAAATATTCTCAAGAGGAACAATATGGGGAGAAATATTTTTGCGAACAATCTGTCTCGTCAAAATATTCCACACCCAACATTCTTTCTTGATGAGATCTGTAATGACACGCACATCCTCCCCAGGATACACAATCAACGGGAAAAATTTGTAAGCATACTTATCACCTTTTGAAATCCCAATGATTGTGGCGGAACCCCCACTGCCAAATTTCCATTCTTTGATCTGTTTTCCAATATTAAAGGACCTCTTTTCTTCAATCCTCATCTTTTTTATTTAAAAGAAAAGCATTTTAAAACAAAATGCTTTTCGACCCACAAACTGTGAAAAACGTATTGGATAGCATCAAGATCACGGGTGTTTTGCACATTGGCGCCCACGATTGTGAGGAACTGCCCTTTTACACAAACTATCTGGGTGTTCCACCAAACAATATCCACTGGATCGAAGCCATCCCTTTCAAGGTGGAAGAATGCAGGAAACGGAACATCCCAAATGTCCACCAGGCAATCATGACAGACACCGACAACAAAAATGTCTCGTTTAATGTTTCCAACAATATCCAGAGCTCTTCCATACTGGAATTCAATACCCACGCAAAAGAACACCCATCCGTTTATTACACCGATAGGTTTGTTTCAAAAAGCACGACAATCGATTCCTTTTTTAAACAGATTGACCCATCAAGGATCAATTTCTGGAATCTGGACATCCAAGGGTGCGAATTGATGGCACTAAAAGGTGGGTGTGAAAGCATTCGGTATGCGGATGTTTTGTACCTAGAAGTGAATGAACAAGAACTATACAAGGAATGTGGAATGATCCACCAACTCGACGAATTCCTCGCATCCCACAATTTCCAGAGGATTTTAACCAAAATGACACCCCACGGCTGGGGGGATGCGATCTATATCAAATCATCGTTTCTTCATAAAAAGTAGATAACAAACAAATAAAAAATAAATCAGGACATTCCACACAGACACGACAATCATAAAATTTCTGGCGCTTTTATTCTTGCGATAGCTCCTCTTCAACCAAAAAACAACAAGAAGTGATGTAAAGACAACATAAAAAATATTCTCTAAAATGTGGTAGAGGACAAACAATGGACCAAAAGAAACAAGATTTACAATTGCCATCAAAAACCATATCGTAATAATACTTTTACAGATAAAATCAATCTTCTTCTTGATCCGGTACTCTTTTTGTTTGCTGTAAGAACGATTGAGCTTCCATCCAAAAAGGTCAAGAAACATTATTGCGAGTGCGAAGGAAAGGATCCATAAAGTAAAGACAAATATCATATTCGCGCAAATGACAGGATGCGCAGCAAGGATTTTTTTTTTCATTTTAAACTTTTATATTTAAAAAAAAAAAATCTATCGAGCCAAAAACATATTGCTTACTTTATCCCCAGAAATAGTAATGGAAGGTGGAAGAGTGTAAATATTGTCGTGATTTGGATCGGGCACCTGCGACATGAGGACACGCTTACAACAATACCTCTGTATATTGTGTTTTTGAAAAAAAGGAAGCCAGTTCTCATTTCCATTCTGTTTCCTGTAGTTTTCCCATCTTTCCGTCAAATTTGCCAGCACCTTCCCACAAGTATAACACCTGATCGGTAGAATCATTTTGTTTGTAAGAATTAGTTTGTTGAATTCATTTTTTTTCAAATCCCGGAATGTACCCGTATTGTGTGAAATACTTGTTCCCAAACTCCATAAAAATATCCAACCACGACCAGATAATATCTCGATCCGAATCGTCCAGGACATCACTCTGCCATAATTGGGTGAAATAATTGATATTATCCTTTCCCACATTCTCAACATCCTCGTTTGATAAGAAAAGGAACGGGTGGTCAATGAAAAATTTGAAATCTCTTTCTTGTGCCTTTTTCCGGTAGGGTAAAATGTCCCGAATGAACCTGCCCATGACCGCCTCCACCGGAGCCTGATCCTTGATAAAGATCCTCATAATCACAAAATTGGGTTCATTTGGGAATTGCTCGATCAATTCATCCAGAAACTGGACAAGATGATTCCTAAACTCTTTCATATAATATAACTTGCCCCTGTAATCCATTTTTCTTTTCTTTATCAACATTCTTCTTTTTAAATCAATTCTGGATAGAAACAATACAACTATAGAGATCATTCTCGAAACGCACATCCTCAATCACCACTCGCACAATATCACCCTTGCGCACAATTCTTTTTGAATGGGGGTTATATAAAGAATTGGTTGAGAATTCCTGGCGTATATGAAAGGTTTTACACTTGACAAGGGGCATCATCATTCGCAGAATATGGTGGTGGCAGAATACACCATGCGGGAAAATCATGTCCACAATCGCATCAATCGCATCACCTATTTTTGGCAATATACATTCTGCCAAAATCTCAACAAAGAAAAGAACAAACCCAGTCGTCCTCTTGATGTATTGGTCGTAGACCCTTGTAATTTTTTTGATATTGACGATATAACCATCATCACGCGTGCACTTTCCCTGGAATTTTTGGCAAACACAAAGAAACAGGCGTGTCCGCCAGTTTTCATCCACCTGTTCGGGTGTCATTTCAATCTTGATTTTGATTCTTCTCTTTGTAAAATAAGGTTTCATGTCCCATTATTATTCCTGAATTTTTTTTGTTTAATTCATTTTTTTGGTAAAAATGAATTAGTGGGTGTAAATTTGTTTATAAAAACATTTTCCATGGTATTATCTCGAAAAGATATTATGCTGATTACCAATAAAGAAAAGGCATTCAAAGAAATCGCAATGAAAACAGAATGGGATAATCACAGAAAAGCAGCTGAAAGATCGTCGTGGAAAAAAAAACACGAGCCCGAAAATATCAAGAAATGCCCAAACCGCGGAAAGCGCTACAAAAAAGAAGAACCACCAACAGAAATTGTATTAAAACAACCAGCACTTGTCGACGACGAAGACGATGAATTGTGCCAGCATTGTCAAAATTCTTCAGAAGGATACGATTTTAAATGCAGCCACCCCATCTGCCACCCGTGTTTTATAAAATTGTTCAATGAGAATGATGGTGTTTTGGTGTGCCAAATATGCCAGAATGAATACAGATTTGAGGATAATCTTGTGGATGAAAATGATTAGGATCTTGAAATCCACACAAACATGTTTTCATAAAAAATTAAATTTATGAAAACCAATCAATCAACTACGCAGAACAAGTATCCTCAACATAGTTCATTGTTTTTTCTTCGACAAGATCGTCAAAAATCTTTTTTATTTTGGACTTGTTGAACCCTTCTGTTCGTATAAACTCTTCTTTATTGTGGAACCCCACCATTGTGGGCAATCCACTGACCCCAATCGCAAGTTCTTCCAGTTCTTCGACATCCACAACCACGATGGGGTGTGGGTAAGAAGGGTATTCCTCCTCCAAAAATTGTTTGAATGATCTGCATGGGCCACACCATGTCGCACTATAAATCACAAATACATACTCATTTTCTTCCAATACCCTGTCGTATTCTTCCTCATCCTTGATTTTCTTGTATCCTCCCATTTATTTTAAAAATCCTATTCTTTAAGCCATTTTCACTGGGTGGACATTGAAACAATTCTGGTTATTGTGGAAAAGACAAATTGACCCAGAGAATGTTGACCCCCCACAACCAATGAAATTACACACATTGGGGGTTGTGCAGAGAATAAAGTCAATCACGGCTTCCACCTCCCGAATGGGTGTGGTTTCTGGTAATTGGAGGTGCCTGAACAATTGTGTTTTCTGTTGGGGGTTCAGCTTAAAATGAACAAGATTGTCCCATTTCAGGTCGTGGTCCCTAATTTGTTTTGGATCCTTGTAATAATGAGAAACAACAAGGGTGGGGATAGTCGGGTCGAATCGTTCAGCCAAATTTTCCTGATATTTTTTATACAGATTTTTTCGGCATTCTGCCAGAGAATTAAAACGCCATCCTTTAAAAAAATGCCCTGTAAAATCACTTTCCATCCTGTAATGGACCACCTGGTATTTAGGGTATTTTTCCAAAAAGGAAGAAATAATCTGGTAAAAAATTGGGTGAAACCTCATTTTTTTAATATGTTCTGCTCTATTGTGCCCAGGGACAGGGAACAAGAAACAACACCCCATCTCGAGGTCCTGGATATGGGTTTCCTTCTGTAAGAGTTGAACACAATTTGATGGTCGTGCCAATCCATGCTTGAGCAGTAAAGAAGGGGTTGGTTCTTTATTTGGAATCCAATCCAGAGTTGGCAAGAGGAGTGATTTCAAATCGATAATCCTTGACAATGGCACACTATTCTTTCTGTTTTTGAAATTAACATAAAAATTACCCACAATAAGCTGGTTGCGCCCCAATAGTTTCGCAAGATCAATCGCTGCGAATAACGCGAATAACTGATTAAACAGACCATAAACAATGGTTGGATGCCTGACGAATGCGACCTTCCTTCCAACCATCTGGTGTGTTGCCTTTATAAAGACAATATGGGTCCACAAAGTTTTCATCTACACATTTCTACTCTTAACAAGAAAAATAAATAAAATTAAAAATCAGCATCCAATGAAAACTCGTAGAACTGGGTAGGGTCGGTCTTGCTCCCCACATTGGCCTTGGCGTACTCACCCACTCGCGATTCAAAGAAATTGCTCTTGGTTTCAATCGATATCCTCTCCATAAAAGGGAATGGGTTGTGGGCATTGAAAATCTTTTCATAACCCAATTGTGTCAGCAATCGATCTGCCACAAATTCAATATAGGTGCTCATCAAACCAGAATTCATCCCCAATAGGGCACAAGGCATCGAGTCGATGATGAAATTCTTTTCCACATTGACAGCATCCTTCATCATATCAACAACTGTTTCTACGGGCAGGCGATTCTTGATGTAGGAATACAGGAGCACCGCAAACTCGACGTGCATTGCCTCGTCCCGGCTGATGAGTTCATTCGAAAAACACAACCCCGGCATTTTCCCCTTTTCCTTCATCCAGAAAATCGCACAGAACGACCCACTAAAAAACACACCCTCCACAATGGCAAACGCAATCAACCGTTGCGCAAAAGGAGAATCGTGGTCGTTGATCCATTTCATACACCAATCGGCTTTGCGCCTGATGGCTGGGCTGTTTTCCACCGCATTGAAGGTTTCATTTTTTTCTTTAGGATCCTTGATGTAGGTGTCAATCAACAGAGAATAAACTTCCGAATGGATATTCTCAATGGCTTCCTGAAAATTGTAAAAATACTTGGCCTCGAGTGGCTGGATCTCGTTAATGAAACGCTCCGCCAGATTCATATTGACAATTGTGTCGCTGGAACTGAAAAACGCCAATACCCCTTTTATGAATTTTCTCTCATTGTCCGAGAGTTTCACCCAGTCGTCGTAATCCTTGGAAAGGTCTATTTCTTCACTCGTCCAGAAGCACGAAACAGCTTTTTTGTACATTTCCCAAATCTCAATGTGCTTGAGAGGAAAAATTGTCAGTCGGTTCTTTTCAGGGGTCAGCAGGAATTCCATTTTTATTTTAGAAAAATGATTTCTTTATTTCAATTTTTTTAGAATAAAAGAATTTAAAGATCTTTTGACATAGCAATAAAATACAATGAGGGTCATCAAACGGAATGGTGAATTTGAAAATGTGAGTTTTGACAAGGTCCTGAATCGTCTAAAATATTTGTCGGAAGGCATCCAGATTGACATCTGTGAGATTGCCCAAAAGGTGTGCGGCAGGATTTTTGATGGTGTCAAGACATCCGATCTTGATGAGCTGGCTGCTCATTTGTGCAGCAGTCTGCTTGTGATCCATCCCGATTATGGCCGTCTGGCTTCCAAGATTATCATTTCGAATCACCACAAAAATACTTCCCCTTCTTTTAGTGAGACCATCCATATCCTTTACCACAATCCAACGGGTCCTTTAGTCGCAAAAGAAATTTACGACATTGTCCAGCAGCACAAGGAAAAATTAAACTCTTATATTGATTACAGCCGTGATTATTATTTTGATTATTTTGGATTCAAGACCCTCGAAAGGTCTTACTTATTGAAGTCTGGTGGAAAGATTGTGGAACGCCCCCAGCAAATGTGGATGCGTGTGGCGCTGGGGATCCATAAGAACGACATCAAGGACGCCCTTCAGACCTACGACCTGATGAGCCAAAAATATTTTACCCACGCCACACCCACACTTTTCAATTCTGGCACACCCCGCCCCCAGAACTCTTCTTGTTTCCTATTGTCCATGAGGGATGATTCCATTGCTGGGATTTACGACAGCTTGAAGGATGTCGCACTCATCTCGAAATATGCGGGAGGGATCGGCATCCACATGCACCAGATCCGTGCCAAGGGGAGTGTTATCCGTGGCACCAATGGCATTTCATCGGGGATCGTGCCTATGCTCCGTGTTTTCAACAATACAGCCCGATACGTGGACCAGGCAGGCAAGAGATTGGGGTCGATTGCCGTCTACCTGGAACCCCACCATGCGGATATTGAACAATTCTTGGAGCTCCGCAAGAATCACGGGAACGAAGAAGAAAGGTGTCGGGATCTTTTCCTGGCATTGTGGGTGCCCGATTTGTTTATGGAGCGTGTGCGTGATAATGGGGTGTGGTCCCTCATGTGCCCCGACCAGTGCCCAGGATTGAGTGATGTATGGGGGGAAGAATTCAACAAGTTGTACACATCCTACGAAGAAAAAGGGCAGTATGTCAAACAAGTCAAGGCCCAAGATTTGTGGTTCAAGATCCTGGAATCCCAGATCGAGACGGGTGTGCCCTACATCTGCTACAAAGATCATGTCAATCGCAAGAGCAATCAACAGAATCTGGGCACCATCAAGTCAAGCAACCTTTGTGTTGCTCCTGAAACAATGATCTTAACCGAGGATGGATATTTTCCTATTAAAGAACTAAAGGATAAAAATGTGAAGGTGTGGAATGGACACGAGTTTAGTCAAACAATAGTGAGACAAACAGGAGTGCAACAAAAATTAATCACGATCGGTTTTAGCAATGGTATGACGATCCGTTGCACTCCGTATCACAAGTTCCACATCGTGTCCAATTCGGAACATAAAATAATTGAGGCCAAAGACCTATCCTCAGGTATGGACATCATACCATTCCAAACACCCATTCTTTATGGTTGCAAAAACAACGAACCAGATCTTTATAATGATCCAAACGCGTCTGATTGTTATTTTGTTCCTATCAATTATCCTTTGAATGTCAAGTTGAGATGGTTGGAAGGATTTTTCAGCACAACTTCCTGGAATGGTGCAGACGACCTGGAGATTGGTTGTCCTCTTGAAGAATTTTGTAAAAATGTATTTTATATGCTCCAGACCCTTGGTGTCAGCTCCGTCATACACGAAACACGTTCTGGGTATATTCTGCGTATTGATTGCCATAGTGTTATCCATCTTCAGTCTCTTGGAGTTGTTTTTAAAACATCTGCCCAGAGAGAAATCAATACTGCCAGTATGCCAACGACCATCAATGTTTCTGTTTCCTATACCAAAGACAACGATGAACATGATGACACCTATTGTTTTAACGAACCTCTCCGTCATATGGGTATTTTTAACGGTATTATAGCTGGTAATTGCGTTGAAATTATGGAGAGATCTACACCAGACGAAATAAGTGTCTGCAATCTCTCGTCAGTATGCCTTCCAAGCTATGTTGAGAATGGTGTCTTTAATTTTGAGAAACTGCACAATGTAGCAAAGGTCATTACCAAGAACCTGAACAAGGTGATTGATGGGAATTATTATCCTCTTGAAGAAGCCCGTCGTTCCAACCTGAAACACCGCCCAGTGGGTATTGGGATTAATGGGCTGAGCGATCTTTTTATGATTCTGCGGATTCCTTTCGAGAGTGCGGAGGCACGAGAACTCAACAAACAGATTTTTGAGACCCTCTACCATGGGGCTCTTGAATCTTCGATGGAGATTGCCAAGAAACGCCACATCAGCATCCAGAACAATGAGCCATTGGAGATGATGAATGAGTACGAGCCCCTTCAAACAAGCACATACCCAGGTGCCTATTCTTCTTTTGAAGGAAGTCCTGTTTCAAAAGGGCTCTTGCAGTTTGACATGTGGGGTGTCCAACCATCCAGTCGCTACGACTGGAATCATCTTAAGGAGGAGATCCAGAAATACGGCATCCGCAATTCCCTCTTGTTGGCACCCATGCCCACCGCTTCTACCGCCCAGATTATGGGATTCAATGAAAGTTTTGAACCCATAACAAGCAATATTTTCAAGCGCAAAACCCTCAGTGGAGAATTCATTGTTGTCAATAAATACCTTATCAAAGATTTGATTGACCTTGGATTATGGAGCAACGAGATGAAGGACAGAATCCTCCTGAACGATGGGAGTGTCCAGAATATTGAGGAGATCCCACCCGAATTAAAAGAATTGTACAAGACAGTATGGGAGATCAAGCAAAAGACCCTGATTGACTTGTCGGCGGATAGGGGTGCTTACATCTGCCAGTCCCAGAGCCTGAACATATTTATTGAGGAGCCCGATTACAAGAAACTTACCAGTATGCACTTTTATGGGTGGTCAAAAGGATTAAAGACAGGCAGCTACTACATCCGGACAAAACCCAAGGCCAAAACCCAGCAGTTTACCATTGACCCCGATTTTGCCAAGAAACAACAGGAAAAGAAACCCGCAAACATTGTCTGCACAGAGGAAGTGTGCACAATGTGCAGCGCATAATGGATAAAATTATAAAATGATTGTAATTCTGTTGATTCTTTATACAAAAATTTTAATTTTTATGGATCAATCAAGCACATCCAATAATTATTTCTTTCTTCATAAGAAAAAAGAAATGTCTGCTACACAATTTTATCCTCTAACTGGAACAGTTGGATTAACAGGCCCCTATCTGGGAGTACAAACTATTCAGGGGGGTCTGCGAACACTTGATATTTATACTGATAATATAGGAGCCGGTAATGGTTATATTAACAACATGGCAGCAGATAATATGGTTGTGGGTGGTATTTTAGGAGCGAATGATGCTTACATCAACAACCTATCTGTAGAAAATATTGTTATTGGAGGTATTACGGGTCCTTTTTTTACTGGTTCGACTGGACCATTAGGATTAACGGGCCCAACTGGTATTCCCGGGACAGCTGTCAATACGGGGGCTACTGGACCTACTGGGACATTAGGGCTAACAGGGCCAACTGGTATTCCTGGGACAGCTGTCAATACGGGAGCGACTGGCCCTACTGGGACAACTGGACCTACTGGAATGACTGGTGATATTGGGCTCACAGGATACACTGGGAGCACTGGGGATACTGGGCCAAGCGGACCAACTGGTCTGACTGGATTTACTGGTCCCACTGGACCAGTTGGAATGACTGGACCCACTGGCTATATCGGGTCTACGGGTAATACTGGGAATGTGGGTGATACTGGACCAATAGGGCCAACTGGTCTTACTGGTATGACTGGTGGAACGGGGAATACGGGTGATACTGGACCAATAGGACCAACTGGTCTTACTGGTATGACTGGTGGAACTGGGAATACGGGTGATACTGGGCCAAGTGGATCGATTGGACCTACTGGTTATACAGGCCCCATTGGAATGACTGGCAGCACTGGCAGCACTGGTCAAAGCGGACCAACGGGATCTATAGGCAGAACAGGAAGCACTGGTCCAACAGGCACCATCGGGCAAAGTGGTCCTACTGGACCGACTGGGCATATTGGGGCTACTGGACCGACTGGGCATACCGGGCTTACTGGCTCTACTGGACCTCTTGGGTGGACTGGACCAACTGGTCCTACTGGGCATACTGGTAGGACAGGACCGACTGGTCAAATTGGGTTTACTGGTTCGACTGGACCAACTGGTCCTACTGGGCATACTGGTAGGACGGGACCGACTGGTCGCACGGGTCCTACCGGTTTTATCGGACCTACCGGCACGACAGGTGGGACAGGATCAACAGGAACGACGGGAACAACTGGACCGACTGGTTCCATTGGGCATACAGGTTTTACTGGTATGACTGGACCAACGGGAACCACTGGACCGCTTGGGCGTACAGGCCCTACGGGCCTAACGGGGATGACAGGGACAACCGGTCCAATTGGCACAGGTCCTACTGGGATGACTGGTCCTACAGGAATGACAGGGACGACAGGGACAACAGGTCCAATTGGCACAGGACCTACTGGGATGACTGGAAGCACAGGTGATACTGGAAGCACTGGTGATACAGGCCCTACTGGTAGCACGGGAGGAACTGGATATACTGGTTCTACAGGCACAACGGGAGCTACTGGAAGAACGGGTCCAACAGGCGCCACTGGGAGAACGGGTGCTACTGGGTCGAGTGGTCCAACTGGTGCGACGGGATCGACTGGACCTACTGGTATGACTGGTTTTACAGGACCGACTGGATACACAGGATATACGGGGATGACAGGTCATTCTGGGGCAACGGGTGCGACAGGGCCTCTCGGCACAGGCCCAACTGGAATGACTGGATTTACGGGAACGACGGGTGATACAGGTATGACTGGATTTACAGGAGCGACGGGTGATACGGGTGCGACGGGATCGAGTGGGCCTACAGGTCTTACGGGTGCGACAGGGCCACTTGGCACAGGCCCCACAGGATCGAGTGGGCCTACAGGTCTTACGGGTGCGACAGGGCCATTGGGGACAGGCCCAACGGGAATGACTGGTGATACTGGGTCAACCGGGCCAACGGGAATAATTGGGAACACTGGTCCAACAGGGTGGACTGGACATACAGGAAATACAGGTCTTACGGGTGCGACAGGGCCACTTGGGACAGGTCCTACGGGGGCGACGGGTGATATAGGTGCTACTGGTGATACTGGGTCATCTGGACCTACAGGAATGACGGGTGATACTGGGCAAACCGGAACTACTGGAACCACGGGAGCGACTGGAAGAACTGGACCGACTGGTTCTACTGGATCAACGGGTATGACTGGCGCTACCGGAATCACTGGAATGACGGGACCAACTGGAATAACAGGGGCAACCGGATATACGGGGATGACAGGTGATACGGGGCCAACTGGATGGACTGGACCTACTGGAACCACTGGGATGACTGGTCCAATTGGCACAGGCCCTACGGGAATGACGGGTTCGACTGGACATACTGGACCAATAGGTATGACTGGATATACGGGGATGACAGGTGATACTGGACCAACGGGTATAACGGGGCCTACTGGGATGACAGGTTCGACTGGACCGCTTGGCACAGGCCCTACAGGAATCACGGGTTCGACTGGACAAATTGGACCAACTGGAATGACTGGCGCAACTGGTGGAACAGGATCAACGGGTTCAACAGGAGCTACGGGAATGACTGGACCACAGGGAACCGGTCCAACTGGTCCAACTGGTGATACTGGTGCGACGGGTTCAACAGGTAGTATTGGTATGAGTGGGCCAACAGGAATGACTGGATCGACTGGTTTGACGGGACCCACTGGATTGACTGGACAAACTGGATCAACCGGAAATACTGGTGATACGGGGCAAACTGGGTCAACCGGTAATACAGGACCCACTGGATCAACAGGAATGACTGGAATGACTGGCACAACGGGTTCGACCGGTTCGACTGGTAGGACAGGACCTACTGGTTCTACGGGAACAACGGGAACAACTGGTCCAATTGGCACAGGACCTACGGGAATGACGGGTTCGATTGGGTCGAGTGGGCCAACAGGAGCTACAGGAATGACAGGGCCACTTGGCACAGGTCCTACGGGATATACGGGGATGACAGGTGATACGGGGCAAACGGGAATGACTGGTGCGACAGGGATGACTGGACCAACTGGTTTGACTGGAATGACGGGTGCGACTGGCCCAATTGGCTCAACGGGAATGACTGGAACGACAGGAACAACCGGGCTGACCGGATCGAGTGGGCCAACTGGAATGACAGGATCCACAGGCCCTATTGGGATAACGGGCCCTACAGGTTCAACGGGTGATACTGGAAGAACTGGCGCAACGGGATCTACGGGTTCGACAGGCGCAACGGGGTTTACGGGGATGTCTGGACCAACTGGAATGACTGGTGGAACGGGTCCAACTGGTAGTAGTGGATCGACAGGACCAATTGGGCCAACAGGCACAACGGGGTATACAGGGATGACCGGCCCAACTGGATTAACTGGTGGAACGGGTATGACTGGTTTGACTGGTCCAACTGGAATGACTGGCGGAACGGGTTCAACTGGTTTGACTGGACCAACTGGAATGACTGGGACAACAGGAACAACTGGTCCAATTGGCACAGGACCTACGGGGTATACGGGTACGACAGGACAAACGGGTATGACTGGACCTCTTGGGTGGACCGGTCCAACTGGATCATCAGGCGCGACGGGATTTACGGGATCTACAGGAGGGACAGGGCCAACTGGATTAACTGGAATGACGGGTGATACAGGTATGACTGGAGGGACTGGGGCAACCGGCATAACTGGTCCAACCGGATCGACAGGATTGACAGGAGCAACTGGACCGCTTGGATGGACTGGCCCAACTGGATTGACAGGATTGACGGGAACAACTGGACCGCTTGGATGGAGTGGGCCAACTGGATCAACGGGAGGCACTGGTCTTACGGGGAGCACTGGACCTACTGGAGAAACTGGTCCAACAGGCCCATTGGGAACAGGCCCAACTGGCGACACTGGATATACTGGAAATACTGGTGATACAGGAGCAACTGGAAACACTGGACCTACAGGAGATACAGGCACAACTGGACATACTGGGACAACAGGAAAAACTGGAAACACTGGACCAACTGGAGATACAGGCACAACTGGACATACTGGGACAACAGGAACAACTGGAACAACTGGAACTACCGGGCCTACTGGTGCCACTGGGAGAACGGGTTCAACAGGATCAAGTGGGCCAACTGGTGCGACTGGTCCAACTGGCGGGACTGGAACAACCGGAATGACTGGAATGACTGGAATGACTGGGATGACTGGGCCTATTGGAATAACTGGTTATACAGGATCAACAGGAATAACAGGACCACAGGGCACAGGCCCTACTGGTATGACTGGATACACTGGACAAACTGGACCAATTGGATATACTGGTTTAACTGGATCAATGGGTTCAACAGGACCAAGTGGTTCAACTGGCCCAACTGGGTTAACAGGTTCGACAGGTCCGTTTGGAACGGGCCCTACTGGTTCAACCGGGACTACTGGACCAATTGGGCCAACGGGGATGACTGGTGATACTGGATTAACTGGGTCGACGGGTTCAACAGGATCTACGGGAATGACCGGACCAGATGGCACTGGACCAACTGGCCCAATAGGTGATACTGGTACAACGGGTCCAACAGGTGGTATTGGTATGAGCGGACCAACGGGAATGACTGGTTCAACAGGATTGACGGGACCCACTGGTTTGACTGGGCAAACTGGATCAACTGGTAATACAGGATCAACTGGGCAAACTGGATCAACTGGTAATACTGGACCCACAGGATTGACTGGAACAACTGGTATAACAGGCACAACGGGATCAACGGGATCAACTGGCAAAACTGGGCCTACTGGTTCTACTGGGGCGACAGGAATGACAGGGCCAATTGGAACAGGTCCTACTGGAATGACCGGTCCTACTGGGTATAGTGGGCCAACAGGCACAACTGGTGCGACGGGGCCTTTGGGAACGGGTCCAACTGGAATGACTGGTCATACTGGGTGTAGTGGCCCAACAGGGATGACTGGAACGACCGGATTGACTGGGCCAACTGGGTTGACTGGCCAAACTGGTGCTACTGGACCAATTGGGTTAACAGGAATGACTGGAACGACCGGAACAACTGGTATAACGGGTCCAACTGGATTGACTGGATCAACAGGATCTACAGGACCACTTGGCACTGGCCCTACTGGATCAACTGGTGCTACTGGATCAACTGGTTTGACGGGACAAACTGGACCAACAGGAAATACTGGTGATACTGGGCAAACTGGCCCAACTGGTAATAGCGGACCAACTGGCAGTAGTGGATCTACAGGACAAGTTGGCCCAACTGGTAATACAGGACCAACTGGACTGACTGGTCCTACAGGAATAATCGGTAGAACTGGATATACAGGTTCAACTGGGCAAGTGGGACCAACTGGTTTGACTGGATCAACTGGTTTGACTGGCCCAACTGGATCAATTGGTTTTACGGGTTTTACGGGTGCGACAGGGCCGCTTGGCACAGGTCCAACTGGTTCAACCGGTAATACTGGTTCAACTGGCACAACAGGGCCTCTTGGGTGGAGTGGTCCAACTGGATATACTGGTTCAACTGGAAAAACGGGCCCAACTGGATACACGGGCACAACTGGATTAACGGGAATGACAGGTGGTATAGGCGCAACTGGATATACCGGAACAACTGGTATGAGTGGGCCGACTGGTAGCACAGGTCAAACAGGTATGACAGGACCGCTTGGGTGGAGCGGACCAACTGGTTCAACTGGATTGACGGGCACAACTGGACCACTTGGAGTAAGCGGGCCTACAGGATCAACTGGGCTTACTGGTTCGACTGGAGGGACCGGTCCGACAGGAGAAACTGGCCCGACAGGACCGCTTGGAACAGGCCCTACTGGATATACTGGATATACTGGAAATACTGGTGATACAGGCACAACGGGGGCTACTGGCAACACAGGGCCTACTGGAATGACTGGCACAACTGGTATAACAGGAACAACGGGGGCTACTGGCAACACAGGGCCTACTGGGATGACTGGCACAACTGGTATAACAGGAACAACAGGAGCTACTGGAACGACTGGAAGAACGGGTCCAACTGGTTCTACTGGAACAACAGGGTCAACAGGTCCTACTGGTTCAACTGGTTCAACTGGAATGACTGGCCCAACTGGATCAACTGGTGCGACAGGGCCACTTGGAACAGGTCCATCTGGATCAACAGGCGCAACGGGTTCAACTGGTTGGACTGGACCAACTGGTTTGACTGGTTCAACTGGAGATACTGGCTCCACTGGAACAAGTGGTCCTACAGGAATGACAGGTATGACAGGCCCATTAGGCACGGGCCCTACTGGTACAACTGGTAATACAGGGCCAACAGGAGTGACTGGAACATCTGGAACAACTGGTGCATCTGGACCTACTGGTTCTACAGGATTTACAGGTATGACAGGGCCACTTGGGACTGGTCCTACTGGTTCTACTGGTTTAACAGGATCAACTGGGCCTACTGGTTCTACTGGTTTAACAGGATCAACTGGTCCTATTGGTATAACTGGATATACTGGAATGACTGGACAAACTGGAGCATCTGGTCCAACTGGTGGAACTGGTTCAATAGGTGATACTGGATTAACTGGGCCTACTGGTTCTATTGGATCAACTGGTTCAACTGGATCAACAGGAATGACTGGAATAACTGGTGGAACTGGCAATACTGGACCTACTGGTTCTATTGGATTAACTGGCACTACAGGCAATACAGGCAATACTGGACCCACTGGATTAACTGGAACAACTGGTATAACAGGAACTACAGGCAATACAGGCAATACTGGACCCACAGGATTAACTGGAACAACTGGTATAACAGGAACTACAGGCAATACTGGTACAACCGGCACAACTGGTCCTACTGGAACCACGGGTGCTACAGGGCCTTTGGGAACGGGTCCAACTGGTTCTACTGGAACAACCGGAACAACAGGCCCTCTGGGAACTGGCCCGACTGGTTCTACCGGAATCACTGGATCCACTGGACCTACAGGAATTACTGGCACTACAGGTGCTACAGGCCCACTTGGGACGGGCCCAACTGGTATGACTGGATCAACAGGCAATACGGGTTCTCAGGGGATTGCTGGGATTACCTCTGGGTTGGTATTATATTTAGATACAAACAGTGGTTCAAGCCCTGTCTCTGGAAATCTTCTTCTGATTCCTAATTTGGGGGCACAAACAAATGTCACAACATCTGTCAATAGCAGTTCTGGAACTGTCGTTGGAACATTTGTATCAAATGTGGGTGTCCCTGGTGTAACTGTGGTTGCGGGTGCTAATTGGAATGTATGGATTTATGCAAAAACATCTTCAGTCGATATCTATTTTTGGGCAGTCGTCCAGGAAGTTCAATCAGACGGATCAACTGTCATCCAAACCATTGTAAATGGTAATTACGCAACTGGGACAGCCATATTAACAACTTCGTCTTCTATTTACGATTTTTCCGCATATGTTCCTACCACTACATTATCAAGCACATCTAGTCGTATACGTCTCATATTATATGCCCAATCTGTAACAGGGTCGCCGACTCTAACAACTTATTACCGTGATGGCACAATCTCATATATGATCACCTCAATTAGCGCTAATGTTCAAGGTCCAACAGGTCCTACAGGAACAACAGGTGCCACTGGACCCACGGGAACGACGGGCACAACGGGTGCCACAGGTCCTCTGGGGACGGGACCAACTGGGATGACTGGATCTACAGGAACGACAGGAACAACGGGTGCGACTGGCCCTACGGGAACGACTGGGACAACGGGTGCCACGGGGCCATTGGGAACTGGACCTACTGGAATGACGGGAGCCACAGGAACCACTGGAACCACTGGAACCACTGGTCCTACGGGAACCACGGGGACAACGGGTGCAACAGGGCCATTGGGGACGGGACCTACCGGCACAATTGGAACCACTGGCACAACAGGTCCTACTGGAACGACTGGTACAACTGGAGCGATAGGACCTTTGGGAACGGGCCCTACTGGGATGACTGGACCCACTGGAACAATCGGTGCGACCGGGACAATCGGAGCAACGGGGCCTACGGGAATGACCGGTCCCACTGGCATCAGTGGCATCCCCGCGGGTGGCACCACCAACCAGATCCTGGTCAAGGAGAGCAATGCCGACTATGATACGATGTGGTCTTCCACCTTCACCGGCACGAGCGCTATCCTTTCCTCCTATGTTGATGCCCCCACCATCAATCCTTCTTATACACAGGTGAAGATCGCGACCAATGCGGGATTGACGGGACAGGGGATCGATGCGGTTGCTATTGGAAGCAATGCTGGTTATTCAGCCCAGGGTGCTAATACCATCGCAATAGGATACTCATCTGGCTACACTGGACAGGGACAATATTCGATTGCTCTTGGGGTGGCTGCCGGACAGAGTTATCAGTCGCAGGATTCTATCGCCATCGGCGGGAACTGTGGTCAGGTGGGGCAGGGGATCCGTTCTACTGCTGTGGGGCTTGCTGCTGGGCAAATTACACAGGGATCCCAGAGCACCGCGATTGGTTATGCTGCCGGCTCGAATTCTCAGGGTTCTAATTCGACTGCTGTGGGGGTTGCGGCGGGCCAGTACTCCCAGAGTGGGGGATCGGTTGCGGTCGGTGTTACATCTGGGTTGTACTCACAGGGGTCGAATGCGGTGGCTGTGGGCAACAGTGCTGGGTACACAGGGCAAGGAGGCAACGCGGTGGCGGTGGGGGTCCAATCGGGATACTTCCTCCAGGGTCAAGATTCTGTTGCGATTGGGAATAGTGCGGGGTACACATCACAAGGATTATATTCGGTGGCTGTGGGGGTTTCTGCTGGACAGACAACACAAGGATCATATTCTGTGGCCTTGGGTCGCAATGCTGGCAATTCGTCGCAAGGTGATGGGTCAGTTGCCATTGGTGATCGTTCTGGTGCCACTGGTCAGGGTGCGAGCGCAACTGCTGTGGGTCGCCTTGCCGGAAACCAAGGACAGGGACAATACGCCGTGGCAGTTGGAAACCAGTCAGGTAATTCATACCAAGGAGGCAGTGCGGTGGCTATTGGGTACCTGGCGGGGTACACAGGACAAGGAGGCAGTTCGGTGGCGATTGGAGTGACTGCTGGGTATTTCCTCCAATCAACAAATTCTGTTGCGATTGGAAACAACGCAGGGTTTTCGTCTCAAGGGCAAAATGCTGTCTCAATCGGTGTCCAGTCAGGATATACCGGTCAGGGCAATGCCACTACTGCTGTGGGGTACTACAGTGGTCGTTATTACCAACAATCGGGCGCTTGTTCATTTGGGCAACAAGCAGGAGAAATCAACCAGGGACAAGCTTCTGTGGCAATTGGGTACATATCGGGAAATTCGCTACAGGGTGCCAATGCGGTTGCGATTGGGAATAGTGCTGGCAATACTTCTCAAGGAACGAATGCGGTGGGAGTTGGAGTCAATGCCGGCTATTCATCCCAGGGTGTCAATTCTGTCGCAATTGGGAATGAATCTGGGTACTCATCTCAGGGCAACGAGGCGGTTGCGGTAGGGTACCAATCTGGGCGGACCAGCCAGCAGAATTATTCCACTTCCATCGGTTTTGGTTCTGGCAAGACCAACCAACAGACCAATTCGGTTGCTGTCGGCGCTATTGCCGGGGAGACATCACAGGGGGCCGGTTCCGTGGCTGTCGGTGTTCTTGCTGGGAATACAAACCAGGGGGTAAATACGGTAGCGGTTGGCTACCAATCAGCGGTGTCAGCGCAAGGGACGAATGCGATTGCGATTGGCTATTTGGCGGGTTATACAGGACAACACACCAACACGATTGTCCTCAACGCGTCCGGAGTCCAATTGAATACGGATCGCGCCGACGCATTCTATGTGGCACCCATCCGCAATACGGGGACTGCCAATTACCTCTTCTACAATCCAACAACCGATGAAATAACCTACCAGGGTGGGTTTGCGGGCCCAACGGGTACAACTGGACCGACCGGGGCAACCGGCACAACTGGAACGACAGGGACCACTGGTACTACTGGACCGATAGGAACCACTGGCACAACGGGAACTACAGGGACAACGGGTGCCACGGGTCCTCTGGGGACTGGTCCAACTGGTTTTACCGGAACGACAGGCACAACTGGAACAACGGGCCCTACGGGGACAACAGGGACAACTGGTGCGACTGGTCCTCTGGGAACGGGACCTATTGGGATGACGGGATCCACAGGAACGACAGGGACTACGGGTGCGACTGGTCCTACTGGAACCACTGGGACAACGGGTGCTACTGGTCCTTTGGGGACTGGCCCAACTGGAATGACTGGATCCACAGGAACGACAGGGACTACGGGTGCGACTGGTCCTACTGGAACCACTGGGACAACGGGTGCTACTGGTCCTTTGGGGACTGGCCCAACTGGAATGACAGGATCCACCGGAACGACAGGGACTACGGGTGCGACTGGTCCTACTGGAACCACTGGGACAACGGGTGCTACTGGTCCTTTGGGGACTGGCCCAACTGGAATGACTGGATCCACCGGAACGACAGGCACAACAGGAACCACTGGACCCACGGGAACTATAGGCACAACCGGAGCGACAGGGACAATCGGAACCACTGGGCCTACTGGAATAACCGGTCCCACTGGCATCAGTGGCATCCCCGCTGGTGGCACCACCAACCAGATCCTGGTCAAGGAGAGCAATGCCGACTATGATACGATGTGGTCTTCCACCTTTACCGGCACGAGCGCTATCCTTTCCTCCTATGTGGATGCCCCCACCATCAACCCCTCCTACACACAGGTGAAGATCGCGACCAATGCGGGATTGACGGGACAAGGGACAGATGCGGTGGCGATTGGAGACATGGCAGGGTATTCAAACCAGGGGTCTAGCTCCGTAGCGATAGGGAATACTTCAGGTCACCAGATTCAAGGAACAAATGCCGTGGCGATTGGGAATAGTGCTGGACAAACGTCCCAGGGCAACCATGCTGTCGCCATTGGGAACCAGGCGGGCTTTACCGGGCAGGCGGACGCGGGTGTCGCCATTGGGTACACCTCTGGAACCTACTACCAGCAGCAGTTCGGGGTGGCGGTGGGCTACCAGACAGGCTACATTTTCCAGGGGAATTCTGCAACTGCGGTGGGTCCCAATGCCGGGTACTCGTCCCAGGGGGTGAGTGCTGTGGCCATTGGGAATGCGGCGGGGTACACAGGGCAGGGGACACAATCAGTGGCGATCGGTCTGAATGCGGGACAAAACTACCAGTCGCAGGACAGCGTCGCCATTGGAAACAGTTCGGGTTTTAATGGTCAGGGCACACGGGCGACAGCTGTTGGTTTAGCTTCTGGACAAACATCCCAGGGCGACCAAGCAACTGCGATTGGGTACAATGCTGGGGCATTGGGACAGGGGGGTAATTCGACTGCTGTGGGTATTGCTGCGGGCCAGTACTCCCAGGGTGGTAGCGCTGTTGCGGTCGGTGTTACAGCTGGGTTGTACTCACAGGGGACGAATGCTGTGGCTATTGGGAATGCTGCGGGGTTTACAGGGCAAGGCGGCAACGCGGTGGCGATGGGGGTTCAATCGGGATACTTCCTTCAGGGTCAAGATTCTGTTGCCATTGGTCGTTCCGCGGGGCAAACAACCCAGGGCCCAGAAGCCGTTGCTGTGGGGTGGAATGCCGGGCAAAGTAGTCAGGGTGGTTATACGGTTGCTGTTGGAAGGTATGCTGGGAATATATCACAAAATCAACAAGCCGTGGCAGTTGGAAACCAAGCTGGTAATTCATACCAAGGAGGATCAGCAGTCGCAGTAGGTTATCAGGCGGGATTAACGGGGCAGGGTGGTAGCGCGGTTGCGGTTGGTCCAAGTGCCGGTAATTTCGGCCAAGGTAGCAATGCGGTAGCGGTTGGGAGTCAGGCAGGGCAAAGTAATCAAGGTGGTGGTGCGGTGGCTGTCGGGTACCTAGCGGGGT